AAAGCAAGTAAGAAAGCACTCGAAATTCTTAAACCTTATACAGCAAAGGACAAGATGAAAAGATGGAAAGAATTGTATGATAATGAGCCTTACAGGACATATGAGAAACTATAAATGAACTTCACACAAATAGCAACTATTCTTGAAGCAGCAAAAGCTGACGTAGTATACCACTGCTCCCCTGACAAGCATAGTATACTAACACCGCAGAACCTTCATGGTGATCCCGGAAGGAAACAAGATGTCTTTGCATCTCCTTATAAAGAAATGGCTTATGCCTACTTAGGAAAGAAATGGGGAGATAGGGATATGAACCAAAGTGGTTATATCAAGAATGGTAAATACCATTGGGTGCTAGAAGAAATGCGTCCTAATGTATTTGAAGAATTATATAAAGGTCGTACTGGTTACTTATATGTTCTTCCTGCTGCTACTTTTAAGTCAGGACAAACACGTGGCGGTACTTCCGAAGTTGTATCTCAGGTTCCAGTTAAACCTCTCAATGTAGTTAAGATAGAAAATGTTTTAGGTTTTCTGAAAAGTAAGCATCCTATCATTGAGATGAAGAAATATAATCCAAATGGTGCTGGTTATAAAGCTGCTGTTGAGAGAATGAAAAAACGATTAGCAAGATTTGGCAATCCTAAAGAACGACAAAAGTATCTTGATTGGGTTGGTGAGACTAATCCTAAGCTGAAACAAGAACTTGAAGGCTCTGTTTCAGAAAGATATAAAGATTCTGATCTTGTTCCGCATAGTGCAATAGCTGCTTTAATTCAAAGTGAATCAGGAGAAGTTCTTATTCTCGATCATGTTAAGATTAAGAAGTGGACTATTCCTGTTGGAAAAGTAGACGAAGGTAAAACACCTGAACAAGCAACGAAGCAGGAAGTAAGAGAAGAACTAGGTTTAGTTGTTAGTGAATTAAAACTAATTGAAAAGAAAGTTAAAACGTATACACGAGGTAGACCAGGAGAGCCACAAAAGAAAATCCCTATTACTTTATATATTTACAAAGTGTTAAAGTATGCTGGAATACCGTCTAACAAAGAACCTAACAAGCATCGGTCTATGAAGTGGGCAAGCTTACAAGAACTTAAAGAGCTAATGGCTCAGGGGTTATTAAGCGACGCTACTCAGTGGGCATTGCAAGAGTTAATAAAAGTGTAGTTGGAGACAAACAATGAGTAAAAAAAAGCAACTTAAAGGAGAAATAAACTAATGGATACTGTTAAATTAACTAGCCACGACTTAGGGTGGCATATAGGGTCTTTGGACATTTTAAGTAGTTACGAGAGTTCTAGTATAATGATTAAACTCTTTGAGTTTCGAAATCAAGACTTAGGTAAAGGAAAGACTACTACTCCTTATACATTTTATGGTTATGACAAACAACTAAGCAAATCCTCTTTAGGAAGACTAGGACCATTTATCGCTACTTATTTTGACGCTGGCCCAAAGCGAAGCTCTAATTGGCTTATATGGTATCTACCGGAAGGCATTAATACTTTAAAACAGATTGAACAGCTTCCGGCAAGTTGGTATAAACAAATTTGGAATAAACTACTCGCAGTTGCTGCTAAAAAAGCCGGAGAACATGCTATTGCTGGTGCAAGCAAGAGCTTGATACAAGAAGGCACGCAGCGAGGTAGGCATGAGTTATATGGGAAAAAAATTAACCTTATTATAAGTGGTGCATCTTTAAAAGGGAAATTAAAGCCTATAGGAGGCGATCTAGATCTTCCGAATGAAGTACAAAAAGCAGAAAAACCCAGTAAAGCATACAATGTAAATGATATGTTTGGCAATATTAGTGCAAAAGATGTTATTACCAATCCTTTAGATATAGCTAAGAGTGTAAAAAAAGCAGCCCCGGCTGCAGCAGCCGACGCAGAGAAAGCGATTAATTCTATTAAAGACGCAGCAAAATCAGGTAATGTAGAAGGTGTAGCAAAAGTAGTTGAGAAGGTTACCGAAGGCACAGTGTCTGAGCAAGACTTAAAAGATATGTCATCAGGAAAAATTCCCGATTCGCTGAATACTATGGTTAAGGATATAAATAAGGATATAGATAAGGATCCTATAAAAAAAGAAGCGTTAGAGATTGTTAAAAGCAAGAAAAGTTTTCTACAAAAAGTTTTTTCAAAAATTAAGACTATTTTTAAGGAGCACAAAGCTTTAGTAGTACTTATAGGTAGTCTTATTATAGCAGGTCTCGCAATAGTTGTGTATGTTAAATTAAAATCAAAGAAAAATACTAAGGCTGCAGAATCAGTTTTAGACTCTTTCTGTAGTATAAACGATTCTGCCTTCCTAGAAGACACTTCTTCTGATATAGCGAAAATGCTTTTAGCTCTTGGTGCAATGGGATTAATTGCTAAGAGCTTAAAAGGTCTTTTTTCAAAAGAGTCATCTGGAGCAGATAGAGCTAGATGGGGAGCTACATTACTAATTACGCTTGCTGCAGTATTAGGGTCTGCAGCAGCTTAAAATTGACATAATATAACTTAGAGGTAATAAATGTTTAAATTTCTTAAATGGTATTTGCTTATAGGAATTATTTCCACTATATGGTACAATGCTGAAGATGCTCTCTGTGATGTAACCATAACTGAATTAGTGCAGGATTATGATGAACGCATTGTATGTGGTGGCGTTTTTCTTGCTTTGGTTGCGATATCTGTAGTTGTAATGCCATTTTTTCTTCCTCTTTTGTTATTTGCAAAGTTAAAGAAAAGTGTAGTTGGAGACAAACAATGAATAAAAAGAAGCAACTTAAACTAGATGAATTACAAAAGGAATTCGAGAAGTTAGATAGAACTTCCTCAAGACATGACCCTAGAGTATTAACACATGCTTTTTCTCTTGCTAGGGATGGCAAAGTAGAAGAAGCTGCGGATGCTATCATGTTTGTCTATGATGAGTTGCCTAAAGAAAAAATAGTCGCTATCTTATCTGAGCCTCCAGGAGAAGAACTTGCTGCATTGCTTTCTGATGCTAACAAAGCAATTAACAACTCAAAGCTAAAACATGACAAAGAGTTTGAAAGACTCAAAAAAGAAGTTGCTGACGTACAGAAACCGCTTATTGCTAAAATTTTAGCTAGCATAAAGAAATTCGTTACTGATAGAAGAGTGTTAGCTATAGTAGGTGTACTTGTTATAACAGCACTTGCAGTTATTGCTTATAGAAAATATAAACAAGGTAAAGGTGATTCAATAACTAAAGCAACTGAATCTTTACTTGAGGTATCTCCTTTACTTACTAAAGCAACAAGTAAGAAGACTATCGGTACTCTTACTATTGTATTAGGTATCCTATCATTAGTTCTAGCTACATTAAGACTTGTTAAACTTGTTAATTCAGACAAAGACATTACAGCAGAGGGCGGTGTACAGATTGTTATATCTTATCTAGCAGGAATTATTACTTTACTGAAAGGTATCTCAATGCGTACGGCCTCATAAGAGATAATGAAATGAAAAATACACAGAAGTTGCTAGATGACAAGTTTCGAGAAGCTGTTAGACTTTATCCCAACCAGATTAAGTTTTTTGCAGCATGTGGCGCTAATGTGGATGTAACAAACAGATTAGGCAACACTTCTTTAATGTTAGCAGTATTCTTTGAAGAAGTGCACACTGTAAACACTTTAATTGAGTGTGGCGTTAATATAAACGCACAGAACCGTAATGGCGATACAGCTTTAATGATGGCTATTAGAAGCGGTAATAAAGAAATAATTAAGATATTGATTGACGCAGGAGCAAAGACATACGTTACAGATAAAGCAGGCAACGATGCATTTACTAAGTTTTATACTACTCAACTAAATCAAAATTCTAAATAGAAGGTGAATCTATGATTATTCTAACATCAGAAGTAGTTAATGTAGCTGATAAGTCTATTGGCTTATTTGGTGACTTAGTAAAGCAGTTCGGATCTCAGTACCCAGCAATCGCTTTATTTGCTCTTATTTTCATTGCTATACTTGCTTTAATACTTTGGGGTGGTAAGAGCATGTTTAAAATGTTACTTGCTTTCTTTACAGCTAAAGATGTTAAGGAAGGCGAAAACCACTTAGCAGAAGTTAGACGACAGTTTGAAGCTATGTTTAAAAAACTTGATGTCATTGAAGATAAGATATCTGAGATACGCGGAGCTTTATTTATGAAAGCTAAAGAAGAAGAAAAATCTGATGGAGATATTGATGTCTAGAGAAGTACCTACTATTGACGGAAGAGGAAGCATAGTTAAGCCAGACTACCCTTTTGATGGAAAGTTACTTTATAACCAATTACTCGCTCGAGCGGCACTTCAAACTATGCTAGATGAAGAAATAGCTAAGAAAAGACTTGATAAAGAGCAGGCTCGTTTGAAGGAACAGCAAATGCGTTTTGATCAAATTAAAAAGAATGCTAATATTAAACATGTAGTTTTATGGAATCAAGCTTTAGACAATGTATCACCAGATAATATAATGTTAGATGGTGTATTACTTCCTGCTATAACTAAAGGACAACAACGCGCAAGAAGTGTAGTTGTGAATAAAGTCTCTCGAGTATATTCAAAATACAAGGAAGATCGTCATAAAACAGAAGTATCCGAATTTGAAATTAGAAGAGTAGTAGGACCTAATGTAATAGCTGTAGAAGCACCACTTAATGAAAAAGACAGTGAAGGTCGGCAAGCAATCTTTGTAATTTATGTTGAATGTAAGAAAGCGTTAAACTCACGTGACATAATTCTTGTAATTGAAGCTATTAGAACTTTTTGCGGACTTGTTGGTATAAGTATAGCACCTGCAGTACATAATAGTATTAAAGAACTTCTTGCAGGCAAACCTTCTATATGGCTAGTGTGTAAAGAAAAAGCTCGTGAAATGAAAGCTAAGTTAGTTAAAGCATTAGCCCCTGTGATGAAGAAAATCAAAGAGCGTAAAAAGCAGATAATCATTATAGTACTAGCACTAACTGTTCTTACTATAGCCCTTTATTACTTATACATGTACAAAAAGAAGAAGGTTTCTGCTGATGTAGTTAAAACACTAGTAACAGCTTCTACAACTAAAAGTTCTCATGATATAGTAAAAGAAATGAAATCAGCAGATGATGCAATGAACTCTGGTAATATAGAACAGGCAGGAAAACAAGCTGTAAGTGTAATGAAAACGTTATTTACTCAACCTCAAATTTAAAGGATAACTAAATGCACATAACTAACTTAGAAGAAGCAGCTTACTTTTCATTATTGGAAGATGTCGTTCCTATGTCTGCTATATCCTTAAAGGATGTAACTAATATTAAAGAAGCAGTTGCTTTATTTAAATCATCCTCCGATTTTGAAGAGTCAGGTATAAGTGATAAAAACGAAGGTGGCTTGTGGAATTATATAATGTATGAAGATAAGCCAGCAGGTTTAATTGTTGTAACTATTGTTGATCAGAAGAGAAGACGAATATGCGAAATAAATAGTGTAGTCATTAAAGAAGAATATCGAGGCAAAGGTTTGCTAAGAGGTGAGCTTTTACTATTTGATAAATATAAGGTAGACATGTTGATAGCTGAAGTTAAAGACTACAACACACAATCAGCAAAGGCACATAAGAAACTAGGTTTCAAGAAACATAAACCAGATGTTGATTGGCATGACTTTGTGTTACGCAAGAAGGACTTAGTACCTAAAGGAGAAGATAATGCCTAAACCAAACAAAGGTGAACATAAAGACGAATTCATAAGCAGGTGTATACCTAAACTTATTAAAGATGAGAAGTATCCACAGAAACAGGCAATAGCTATTTGTTATAGTTATTGGAAAGACAAAGACAAAAGAAAGATGGAAGGTGTTTTTTGTGAGTCTAGTGAACATGGCTCACTATATTATAGATCAGGCAAACCTATTGCTATGTATGTAAAAGATCTTAGAAAACTATATGTACTTACTGAATACATGACTTCCTACCAAACAATGGCAGACGCTTGTGAAGCTAAAGGCGTTACAGTTGTTGGTGTATAATTGTATAACGAATCTTTCTATGTAGAAAACTCTTCTGAGTTATTGGAATTATTATTTCTTGCACATTTACTCGCTGTTGAGGACGAAGAATACGAAGAAGAAGACAATGACGAAATAATTGGTTTACTAAACAATTACGTTCTCCCACTGTATTTCTGAAAGCGAGGTAAACAAAAATGGACCCTAAGCAGTTTATGATGGCTGTCCTTAGACTTACAACTCTAATATTTATATCAGGTGCAATTCTTTTCGCTGTACTTAATTTTGTAGACTTTATTCTTTAGGAGATGATAGCATGGCTGAAACACACGATTTCGCTAAAATTATTCAAGTAATTGAAACTAACAAAAGGAATCCGGAACTGATTTTAAAATTGTTAGCAACATACAAAACCTTTATTGCGTCAAAAGAAGATCCTTTGATACATTACGGAATGCGTCTCAATAAAGCTATGCTGGGAAGTTCTCCTAAGCCTAAAGATTACGACGGTTACGCTGTATTGTCCTTAATTTGGATAACACATGAATTAGGCTCGTATGAAAAAGAATTGAAAACATTATTAAAGCATACAGGACTAGCAGCTACTGGCGGAAGAGGTTTACGACATGACTTATTAGCTAAGAGTGTAGACTCATCTATTACAGCTCCAGCAGGAACAATGGATAACTTAGCACAGAATGTTAGATACTTACTCGGAACTAAATACCTGAAAGCTGTTAATACAGTAGAAGCTAAGGATGGCACTAAAGGTATTATTGATAGAGTTATAAGAACAGCTGCCAGCTTGTTTGCATTAAACACAAACGAATTCTTTGCTATAGCTAACTTGTCAAAGTTTAATCTTGATATGTATACTAATATGTCTGATGCTTTTCTTTATACATTACGTGCAGGCGGAGAAGACACTGATTTACACAGACTAAATGATAACCCTAGTGCTAATGCTGCCATTATTAATAATGATGTTTTTAAGAATATATTTTTAGATAAGTTTCCTGAACAGAAAGATATGCTGCTTAAGTTTGCTCTTACTAATGCTTCCATAGCAAGAAAACTTGTTGCTTCAGCTAAAGGTATAGCAGGTATGGAAAAAGATGTGCAGCATAACGAAGCTGAAAAGATCCTCAACAGCGCATTAAATATTGATAAAATGAATCAGCCCTATCTAAAAAGATTATTCACAGGAACAACAGTAGGTATTAAAAATGTAGAACAACCTACAGCAGGCATAACTAAGAATTCACTAATTGAGACTGCTAAAGATTTACTTCCTGCTATAGATGATCCTTTTGTACAAGAACATTTTAGCTTTTCAATGGGAAAAGATGCATCTGCTACTGAAATGTTTTCATCAATGGATAGTAGTACTAAGAATGTAATAAAGAAGTTTGTTGAAGATAAAGAAATTAGTGCAGAGGATGCAGGGCTAGATGATCTTAACGCTAACATAAATAAAGATCCTATGCTGAAACGAATCTATAATAAAGTGAAGACTAGCATAGGTGCGTTAAAGACACGGTTCGTTGCAATGCTTAAAAAGATAGGTGTTAAACCAAAGACTATTGCTATCCTTGTTGTTTTGCTAATTGCTGCAGTAGCAATTGTTATTTATATTAGAAAAAAGAAACAATCTTCATCAAGTACAGAATCTACTACAGTTGATGAATTATGTGAAGCAGGTACACTTACAAACGTTAAGACAACCGGGCAGACTGTGTTTACTTTAGGTATTTCAGAATTCTTAATGGCTACTTCTAAGATTGGTAATGAAGGATTTACAGTAGCCTCTATCTTCTTTGTTTTCGGCCTAATTAACATTATGCGTTCATTAGGAGTCCAAAAACAATAACTTACTGATTTTCGGTAGCAATATGGAATAGTTCGACAAACACACTAATTGAAATATTAAGCGGTTGTTTACATTATTACGAGGAGGTGATAACCCATATGTCTCAACGATACAGAACAGAAAACGATATCAATGAGATTATCGAGAGGGCCAAAAAGCGCTATAGTGGACAGGGCCTAACAGAGTCCACTAGGAAGAAGAAACTACGAAATCAGTTAGACAAAGGCATCAGAGCCGATGTTGCAAATAGAGCCGATAAAGACTAATAATTAATACAGGAGGAAAGTACTTATGGCTAGTAATGTTATCAGCCCTGGCGTATATAGGCGGATAATCGACCTCTCTACTTTTGTAGATTCCGTGCCTAGCACAATTGCGTTCATTTGTTTTCTGTCAGAAAAAGGTGAAGACAATGTTCTCAAGTTTGTTAGTTCACAAGAAGAGTTGATCACTAAAAATGGTCAGCCTAACATCAACAGGTATGGACAAGGTCTGTATAATGCAGATCAGTTCCTACAGAGGTCACAGTCCCTTTACTACGTTAGAGTAACTGCACCAGACGCATGTTTTGCTAACGTGTTTGTAACACTTGCTAACTCAGTGGATGACAAGTTCACAACAACATCACATGCAGATGTTGAAACTGTTTCCGAGTTAGAAACAATTCTTGCAAGCACAACAGGAGATCCGAACTTTATTGCTTTTTACGGTGTTGGAAGAGGCACGTATTACAACACGACAGCAGTAACCTTAACACCTTCTTCAAGTCTTGCTGGACTAGACACTTATGTGATCGACATCTGGGAAGAAGATCTGACAGGTGATATGGTTATTATTGAGTCGTTTGTTGGCTCTCTCAATCCGGATCAGCAGTACAATGGCAGATCCATTTATATCGAAGACATCGTTAACACTTATTCAAACATCTTGAATTGTCGTGTTAATGTTGCCAACATGACTGAATACCTCAGTTTTAAAGCGTTTGCTGATGCAGGAAATCCAGCAGGATACACAGGACCTATTACTTTCTGGTATACCGTTGGACCTCCAGTTCAGTATACAAAGATTTCTGATCCTTTCAGTGCTTACATTTTACTTGCTGGTGGATTTGATTCAGACATGTACAATGTAGACGGAACAGTTAACTGGGTAGCCGCTGAGCAATACTTAGCTCAGGCTTATCTTGGTGATCTTCCTTACTACGATCCATCCGTAGGTGATACCGACAGAACTTTCTTTACAGTTGTATTTGATGCAGACTATCCAGACGGAGTTAAAGACTCTATCAAAGCTCTGTGTGAAACACGTGAAGACTGTGTTGCTATTATGGACAATGGTTTCCACACTGGTCCTAATGGTATTCAGGCTGCTATTGATGATGCAGAAGGCGGAGGCGTTCATGATTTCAATAGCTGGTATGTCGCACTATACGAAAATCATACACTTGTATACGACAGATATACAGGCAGAAGAATCTGGTTGTCTCCTTCCTATTGGATGAGTGCAATCATTCCTACTAACGATAGAGTAGCTGAACCTTGGTTTGCTGCTGCAGGCTATAATAGAGCCGCTCTTAGTGGTATTAAAGAAGGCGCACTGTATCCAACTAAAGGAGATAGAGATAGGTTTTACGAAATCCAATTGAATCCTATCGCTCTCTTGAAACCAGGTTGGGTTGTCTGGGGACAGCAAACCAAATGGGACAAACCGTCTGCCCTTAGAGATCTGAACATTGTAAGGTTGCTGCTTTACATAGATGCAGCTCTTAAACAGTTTGCATTGTTCTACATCTTTGAACAGAATGACTATTTCACATGGTCATCGTTCCAGGATAGAGTTATTACGTTCCTGGAAGACATCGTGGCAAGGCGCGGTCTGTTCTCATATCAGGTTAAAGTGTTCGCAACTGAATATGAATTGCAGACAAACTCTTTCCATGCTGACATTTGGCTGAAGGCAATCCCTACAGTTGAAAAGATCTTCCTCAATTATACAATCACGAAGTAATTATACAGAGGCACGGGCTGCTTCGGCAGCCCAGCCTTTATCATCACTTAAATCTCTAAGGAGGAGTTTTAATTATGCCAGCAAATCCAAATCCTTTTGCAGCACGAAGACTTAACAGGTTCTTTGGCGGCACAAATGCGCAAAGAGACCCTTATGTGTCTGGATTCTTTCTAATCCAGTTTAGATCACTACCACAAGACATGATACCAGATGATAGTGGAAAAATTCTAACCGCCGTATGTACTGCTGTTACTCTACCAGATTATTCACTAGACAAAGTTACAGTCAATGCACTTGGTGGACTGAAATTCCATGTTCCTGGAGCATTAACAATCGGTGAAACTTGTTCACTGACATTCACTGAGTATCAGTATTTGCCAGTATTCAATACTATCCGTGATTGGTCACATGCTATTAGGAATAACATTCTTGGTTTCTCCAACCATGATTCATTAGTAGGCACTGACGCTTATGTACAGAACAAGTACAAAGCTGGTTTGCTTGTTGCTTACTGTAGACCAAACATGCAGGAAGTTGAATTCTATGCTTATCTATCAGGTGTATGGCCTCTCAAGGTTCCTACAGATGGTCTTAATGCTGAAATCGCAACAGTAGAAAAGAAAGATCTTACTGTTGACTTCTCAGTTGATCTTCTTCACCTTGATGAATGGGTCAAACAAGAATGCCAGAATATGGTTGATGACATCCGTGGCTCAGACATCAACAATATTATTAATCTTGACAACTTCACTATCGGTGGACAGAGCTAGGAATAACCAATGGCAATACTTAAAGAACGATTTCCCATTGAGTATGATGAGTTACGTGACGAGTTAAAATCTTTAATAGAAGAAAAGTTTCAAACAGAGAACCCGGATGTTTATGAGTCCGGGTTCATTGCTTTCTTTACTGATGCATTAGCTACCGCATCATTAGATTCACTTTTCTACTCATCTATGACTTATAAGGAAGCATTTCTTTCTCAGGCTGTACTGCCCGAATCTGTATTGAATATTGCACAGCAACTTTCTTACAATGTTCCTAATGCAATACCGTCTGAAGTTGATATTTTAATCTCAGTGCCTTTCGCTAAAAATGGCGTTAGGCTCTGGGATTATATCCAATTTACATTTCCTAAGTGGACTAGGTTTTCAGCCTCGTCTTTACCTTTTCTACTTCCGTATGATGTAATCTTTAATTTCAATTATGACCCTGATGCTTTTGTAAACAATTTATACAAGCAAACGGATACGGCTATCTCAAAGATTCCTTTTGAATTCAGCACAGTAGAGCCAGATCCAGTTGGACGACCTGGAGAGACTGATACTTACTTACAGTTCCTAGTAACAGGCGAACAGTATAACATAGAGGAATATACTTTTACAGCACCTAGACCAGAACCACTTAGGTTTAATACTATAGAAGTTGGTTTCTCTGATCAAGTATACAAAACAGAAGTATATATAAGACCTCCAAACGATGGTGCTGAATATGAATTATGGACAGAAGTTGATAATGTGTTTCAACTTAATTATGGAGAAAAAGGATACGCAACTAGCGTATTTCAAGATAAGGTAGTTTTCACTTTCGGTAATGGTATCTACGGACGCATTCCTCTTACAGAGTCTAGCATATTAATTAAGGTATTCGAGACTAAAGGTAAAGAAGGCAAAGTCGTTGCAGGTACAGTTACTACTGCACCTAGAATTTATAATGATGCTCCTACAGGCGGCATTGTAACTATGTATGTTTCTAATCCTAGAGTTTCTACTGATGGACAGAATAGAGAGACTATAGAGCAGACTAGAAGAAATGCTAGAGATTACGCACGCGCTGTAAATGGTTTAGTATCAGAAAGAAACTATGAAAATTTAGGAGCTGTACTTCAGATACCTTTACAGGACTCAATGGCTATTATAAAAAGATCAGACATTCATTCAAATGAGATCTTTACTTATATAGCAACTAAGTTTTCTGATACTGAATTAGTTCCTAGTAGGTCAGATGTCGTAACCTTTGATAACTTAGTTCTGCAACCTATTACGAAGGACGGCTACACTTTCCGTTGCCCCTTCGAGATCTATCCTAACATTGCTTCAAATTCATTGGATTACAGGTATGTGGCTAAAAGTTTAACAGGCAATGTTGACTTAATCGCAACAACTGAAGAAGCAAAGAACCATGCAGCAGTATTAACTGGTTATGTAGCCACCTATGATTCCGTAGCAAGAACCTTTACATTAAAGATCCCTTACAACTATGTAAAACTTGATAGTGAAGGAAATGATGATCCAACATATCCACCTAAGCTACGACTGTATGGACAAATGGGATTACATTCTTACGTATTTAATAATGACACAGGTAACAGATTGTTTGATGTTATTATTGATCGTGATGATGTTGAAGACGGTCTAACAACTATTACAGTTGACTTTAAGTATTATGATGATTCAGTTCCTACTGAGAAACTTCTTAGAACATATAAGATGAATTTCATCTTAGTTCAGAATTTAGACTCACTGATTGCAAGCCCTACAAAAGACCTAGGCGGCAACATTATAGAAGCGTATGATGTTCCTTTAATCGAAGAAAGTTTTTATCTTTCTAACTTGCAGTGGCTTGATATAAACATGCTGCAGCAAATGGCTATGTTTGCTGATGTTGTCGTTAGGTATCGTATTATGACTGACCAAGTGTATTTAAAGTTTGCTAATACTATCGGTAAAGTTCATAACATCGAATATAACGATACTAATCCAAATGCTGTTAAGACGTATGTATCACCTAACTTTCCTCTACCTATAGAAATTAGTATGCGTGTTTATATTAAAGAACAAAACAACGCGCAAGCTGATGTCGTTATTAGAGAAGTTAAGGAAGCTATTTATGAATACTTTAAGCCTAAGTTTGGTTTCGAAGTAAACATTTATAAATCAGAAATAACCAAAGTTGCACAAAATGTTGATAACGTTGAATTTGTTGAACTTATTGAGCCTTATGATAGTATAGTTTATGACTACTATAGAAAAGACTTAACTAAGCAACAGCTAATTGAATTCACTCCTGAGTTTACTTGGTTCAACGAAAGCAATATACAAATTGAAATTATAGTAGACTAAATTAGGAGTTATTAAATGGCAGTCAATCCTTTCCTGTTACACCTTGCCTCAGATATTCCTGTGATAGTTTACACTTTAACAGACAAGGTTATAAAGCCTACTATTAAAGACAAGAAACGTTTAGTTAAAATCGATGAGGTTTTATCTGAGTTAAGACTAGCTTCTTCTATTTCTGTTATGGAAAGATTAAATCATGCTACTAATAAAGACTTTTATGAGTTCATGAAAACTTTCTATGACGTTACTACTTTTGAGAAATGGGAAAAAGAAGTAATGGGTTACTACATGTACTTTGTAAGAGAGGATGGACCTTTAGTGTTAGGTACTTACATTACATATCTACTACTCTTAGACAAAAGAGTCATATCAAGTAGACTGAAAAAAGATTTCAAAGCAACAATGGAAAAGTTTGTTGATAGCATTCAGAAGGATCTGCTTAAAGATGAAGTTCGCATTGCTAAACGAATGGACGTAGCGGGCAAACGTATTATTTCTAAAACTTTAGCAGTTAAGAAAATTACCTTAGAACAACTAGCAGATACAGAAAGATTAGCAGAATTCGTAACAGACGTTTTTAAATAAAAGGAGTAAGCATGAAGCGCACAAATCTAGAACAAATATTTGATGCTATCAACGAAAAAGCGGTGTTTTTCTCTAACCTACTAAAGACACAAAAAATGTCTGAAGAATATGAGAAACTTAGAAACTTGTATGTAGCTAACCAGAAAGCAGGAATTCTTGACTATGCACAGGATGTTATGAATTCTTATGAAAGACTTGCTACTGGTAAAGAAGTTCCTCCGCGTAAGCTTGCAATGGTTGCTAGTTGTATAAACAACTATAGAAACTTTGCACCATTCCAGGAATTGACTGATGAAAATTTTGAAAACTCAGAACAGCTACTTAAGTTTCTGCTTTCTTTTCAGTTCCAGGGCGTAGACAAGAAACGCATACTTGTGTACGGTATTCCTATATTAATGTTAGATAGGCTTGCTACATTGGTTAAAAGATATGAAACACCTGGACTACAGCTTAAGCTTTTTAAACTGTGTGTAGGTGGTGATATATCGCCTCCAGCATTAATGAGCTGAGGATAATATGCCAACTAAAGAACAACTAGAAAACGAGAAGCTTAAGAAAGCTTTAAACGCAGAAAAAGCTGCTCGCAAGGAAGCGGAAGCTGCTGCGCAAATGTATGGCGGAAAGGAATACAATCCTCAAAGCCAAGACATGCAGGAAGCTCTTAATAAGTTTGCACTGTCCGATATAAAGGTTTTAAATCCTAAACTCGCTGCAACTATTATTCAAGTTGCTAAAACAGATCAAACAACAGATGTTGCTAGGAAAGCAAAAGCTGTGTTAAGAGCGCTTCCTATGGTTATTGCTGCTGAGTTGTCTAAAGGTGTATCAGCTGATGATACTGATATTTATCTTAGAACGTATATACTTTATAAAACAATGATTGACTTAGAGATGTTCCGTAAAGGACAGAACTGGGAAAAGTTAATCCTTCCTGCAATGAAAGAAATCAGAGAGCATAAAGATAACGCGTGGGGTGGGAACAAAGCTACTTATAAAGTTAAAGTAGAGAACGCTATTTTAACTAAAGCTTTACAAGAAGAAACTAAGACTAGATCTGCTGATGAGTTTTATGGTGGATCTAAGAATGATTTCTTTGAAAAACTTGTAGCAGAGCTTTCAGATGAGAATAAGCACATTATGCAGAACTTTTTTGCTCCGGGAGCAACTCCTGCGTTAGACGATGTTAAAACAGTTGGTCAAGTTAAGTCAAAATATAACAAGATTAAAGGTGAAACTAAAAACAAAATAAGTGAGATACAATCAAAACCAAAAGAAGTATCTGAAGAAAAGGTTGTAGATCAACTAGAAACTGTACAGACTGAAATTAACGCTAAGGTTAGAGAACTCCAAGAGGACGTAGATGCAGCAGAGAAAGAAGCTACTAATAAAATTAATAAGCTTCTTAAGCTTAAAGATAGAACATTAGCTGGAGTACTGGCTGATGTTGCAACTGACTCTTATGAAGAGACTTGGATGCGTGTTCAGAATTTTGTTAATGAAGTAATTAAACAGACAAAGATCAAACCTGGTATGTTAATGGGATTGGTTGAGTCTTTTAAGTTTAAAAAGAAATTCAGAGACGCTAAAGAAAAAGCTAAAGGGTTCGTTAAGAACACTATAGCTAAGATGAAGAAGCGTTGGTCTGAGTTCAGTACTAAGAAGAAGGCATTAGTAGTTGTTACTTCTATTATATTCGCTTGTGTTGTTATAGGTCTTACCTACTACATGATTTATAAAAATAAAATGAAAGCTGTAGTAGGCGATAAGGCTGTTGAGAAGATGGGCGAGAGTTTAATGGAAGCAAAAGATGTGCATGTAGGCTGGACTATAACAGTCGTACTAGGTTTTGTTCTTTTGCTAGCTACTGTAATCAAGTTAGCCATCGATGCATTCAAAGATAAACGATATGTTGAAGGAATAGCCGAATCGGGTTTCGCTATCCTTTTAGTAATGTTCATATTTAGGTAGAGGTTTAAAGAGTTACTATAAACTCTTATTTATAAAAATAATAAAGGAGTAACACAATGAAGTTCAAAGAAACTACCGACAAGTTTGTAAACATACTAAAGAACTTGGGTAAGAAAGACAATGAAGCCGCTAAAAAGGGTGCAGAAGAGTTAGGTATTCAGGATGACTTATTTGAAGGATCGCCTGAAGAAGCTGCTGAAAAGCTTTCTATGTCAGCAAAAATTAAAGAGACTGTTTCTAAGTTTCAAAATGCTGTTAACGAAAATGAGATGATTAAAAAAGCTAAAGAGATTGTGGAAACAAAATTCAGGCCGCAGATTACTAAAATCACTGTAGCAATAAAGAAACATTTCCCTAATAAAAAGTTTCTTGCTATAGCTATATCTTTACTCGTTATAGGATTCTCAATGTTTCTTTATTTCAAAGCTAGGTCTCAGAAGAAAGGCGAAGCATCGCAGGAATGTATGGAAACTATGCTTACTGAGGGTATATTTGCAGACATAGACAAAAGTGTTGACAGCTTCAGTGCAGATATGGACATGGACGGAACAGCGTCTGCAGTAAAGAAGATTACAAAAATAGCAACTGTAGTAGGTCCTATATTAATAGTTATTCTGGTAGGCGCTATAGCCGCAGGACTCTACTATATGGTAACAACAGGTGAAATCTTAAAAGGCATAGGAATAATTACAGTAGCTGTATTTGTTTTCGCAGCAATTATCGTTGGTGGCGCTTTTATAGCCTTGTTAACTATGAAGAAAGGTATAGAGAAAGATGTTGATGCAGAAATGGCTAAAAATGCAGAACCAGCAGAACCAGTAGGTGCGCCTGCATAAACTAACTTCTATCAAAGAAGTTTCATCATACATTAATAAGTTCGTAATACCAAGGAGGTATACACAATGGAATTCTTGAACAAGTTATTTGAGTTCTTGCTAAGACCTGAAGTTGTAGTTATCGTCGGTGCTATTGTCGGTTTCGGTTTTGATGTTTGGAAGACAGCACCTAAGAGGGCACTACAAAGGGCGATTGAGTTGATTACTGATTACTCGCCAATTATTTTTAATGCAGTAGAAGAAGCTGCGCGGGTTGCTAAACAAAAAGAAGGTGCCGATGTTGAGAAGATTGACAAAGCACTTTTATTTGAAGAGCACATTAAACAACTACTTAAGCAGTATGGTGCTTTAGTAAATGATGAAGTCATTAAGTTTGCGCATGCAAATGCCAAGTCTATTAACTTTGCAAAGAGGCAGGAAGAGGCAGAAAATGCCAAACTACTGGGATAGTTAATCCCACAGGGTCCACACAACCCTAAAACCCTAAAGCTAGGATTGAGAAATCAGTCCTAGCTTTTTTATTTTGGTAAAATGAGGAGTTATTCATGTCCAAGTATGTGAAGAACGGGATATTAACCGAAGCTGCAATTACAGCACTAACCGAAGCGGCTACTTCTGCAAACTTCAAGAAGATTGCAGCTACGCATATAAACAATGTAAGAAATATTGAAGAGACTCTTTCTAAGCATGGTGTAAATGTTAAGCAGTTAAAGCAAGAAGCAAAACCGATGTCTAAGAAAATACTTGCTGAAATTAAAATTGCAAAAGGTACTGATCCTAAGTCTGCAAGCACAAAGGTTATGGACATGATAGAAAAAGAAGCTAGAGTCCTACAGAAAAAATTTGAAAAACAGATAAAGACTCCTTCAACAGAAGGCGGAGACACTCTAGCTATAAACTTAGCAAAGTCCTTAGGTTTACTTTTGCTTGCTACAATAATACAGCAGTTCTGTATGGGATTTGTTGAAGGAATTTTTAAAGGTTTTCAACAAGAACGCGGTATTTCTATAAATGAGGATGACAACAAACTTAAGTCAGTAATGTTAGTTTCTATTATTGTAGCTCCTTTAACAGAAGAGTTTGCTAAACGTATAGCAATTAAAGATGATTTTGGGTGGACATTTGGTTTTGTATTTACAGGTGTTGAAACTGCGGGAGCTATCCACAAAGGTGTAACCGCCTTCGGGGTGAAGGGTTCTAAGAACATATCAAGATTAGTTTTCCTAAGACTACTAGCAGTTGTTATGCACTTTACTACAATTTTTGTTCAGAAATTGTTTGGAAAAGATAGTAAAAATGGCTTTTACATAGCTGTATTGATACACGCTGTTTATAATGCAACTGCTTTCTTATTTGGTAAGCAGATTGCAGGATTTCTGGGTGTAACAGATTAAAAAGGAGAATAAATAATGTACAGTTTTATGTTCTTAGTTATCTGTATCGGACTCGTTGTATATAAAAAAGAAGTTTTCGCAAACAAATTACTCATTACTAAAGTATTAAATCAAATACCATCCTTTGTAAGAATGGTGCGTGAGATTCAGAAGTGTATGGAAAAGAATGGCGACGATCCTAAGAAGATAAACTTAGTAGATGCTGTAGCAGACGAATGTGAACGCTTAGCTACTTTGCTAGGTATAGCCATTGACGGTAAGACAGGTAAAATTATTCGAATGTTAACATTAGCTTATTACAGTGAAGCACATTTCAAAAAAGATATTACTATAGACTTTTATAATGTACTAGAAAAGACTGACTTGAAAGAAGAGAAATGCGATCACTTAGTTTATATCTTTAATAGGTTTATCGGAGAAATGCTAAGGAACCCATACCGTGCTCTTTTAAACGGTGCTTACAGGTTTTATAAATACTTGAGGCATTTTGGATACATAGGCGAATGACACTTGAACGTATAGAAAGAAAAGATAGAAAGCAAGTTTACGAAAACTTTGTTAAGCAGATTCACGAATTTGAGAAAGCATGTATATACTCGAAGGGGGATGCCCACTGGTTTTACATTATGTCTAATGACGAGCCGGTGGGTATTATTGCTTGTAGAAAAGAAAAGAAAGAAGAAGGCTATGCAGGCTATTTACATATTGTAATTAAACCTGAGTATAGAGGACGAGGTTTTGTTAAGTCAGAATTACTGTTATTTGATCATATGCCAGAATTAACTTACTTAGTTGCTATAACTAGGAAGTGGAATAAGGCATCACAAATAGCTCATGAACGCATTGGGTTTCAATTTCATAGTTATCGTGACACCAACAAAATTTACAGATACTACCAAAAATAACCAAAGAAAAATACTGTGTTTGAGATATATATCCATAAACACAACAATTGATAATTATACTCTTGGAGGATACTGTTATGAAAATTGTAGAGTCGATTAAAGAATTCTATGCAAGTATGTCGGGTAAGGACAAGGCTGAAGTAAAGGAAATGCTTAATAACTTAAAGAATGAGGATTCTGCTAAGTATAAAGCTACTATCGAGGACTTAGAAAAAGAAACAGGAGCCCCTGCTAAAGAAGAGTTTGAGAAAGAAGATAGTCCTGAAGTTGATAAGTTTGCAGACAGGATGAAAAAAACTCTTAATGATGTACAAGCTAAGTATATGAATCAGGATTACTTCAGAAAAATCTATGATGAAGTTAAAGGAAAAGCAAGACCTTTAATTGAAAGGCTTATGAAGCAGATGAGAGAGAAGATTACAAACAAAAAATTCCTTGCTATCGCAGGTGCTGTTATTCTGTTTGGTATTGCATTGATTATATATTTCAATATGAAAAGAAAAGAAGGTGAACCTACAGCCGAAGCTATTCAAGAAGCAGTAGCTGGTTTTGAGCAGTCTGCTTTAACCGAAGCTGTAGCAGTAAAATTTTCAACTATAGCAGGACTCTTCCTAATTCTTCTAGGGTTTAAATATATTATACAACTACCTGACGATAGAGATAAGATGAATGATGCTGAGAAGAAATTATTTAACTCTGCAATAGGACACATAACTGTAGGAATGCTTTTACTTTTTGTAATCTAAAAGGAATAAATATGCCAACATCTCGAGACCAACTTCTCCATAAAGCAGGAATTGCCGAACTGCGTGATGGCTTAACTCTTGAACTGTTAAGAGATAATCCTAACACAGGTTGGATAGTAAAGTCTTGCCGTACTAAGGATGCTGTAATAGGTGTACAAAAAATTAAAGGGATAGAAACTATCATTTGGTATGATGGTTCTTTCCTAGACGGCACGTGGCGTGGAGGAATTTGGCACTCGGGTCAATGGATGAACGGAACCTGGAAGTCAGGTGAATGGAAAGATGGCACTTGGCATAAAGGTGAATGGAAAGATGGAACTTGGTATAATGGTGACTGGAAGTCAGGTACCTGGACAAATGGTACCTGGCTTGCCGGTAACTGGTTAAGTGGTAGTTGGTATGGTGGAAACTTCGGAACTGCCAAATGGCGCTATAGTACATGTATTTGGAAAAACGGAACATGGTATAATGGTGTATTCAGAGGCGGTATATGGAGTGATGGTGATTGGCAAAACGGAACATGGAATGATGGTACGTGGAAAAAAGGTTCATGGAGAAATGGAACGTGGAAATCCGGAGAATGGGACAAAGGTGATTGGTATAGAGGAGATTGGTTAACTGGTGAATGGTATGGTGGTACTTGGTACGATGGTAAATGGAGAGATGGCAAGTGGGCTGATGGTTCATGGAAGTCTGGTGTCTGGTTTGACGGAACATGGAAAGATGGAACGTGGGAAAACGGAAAATGGCATAATGGTCTCTGGCTGAAAGGTTCTTGGAGAGGAGGCCATTGGTTTAAAGGAATATGGAAAGAAGGCAGTTGGAGAGCCGGAACCTGGTACGATGGTACGTGGCATTCTGGTACATGGGGTTCTGGGACTTGGAAAAGTGGTACTTGGATGACTGGAATGATTTTTGATCCAACTACTCAAAGATATATTGACTCTAATAAACCTCCAAAGGTTGTAGAGAAAGAAGAAAAGCAACAACATGATAATCCTTCTCCAAATGAGTCTGGTGTTTATATGCCGCAGCACCCTCAGCAAGACTCAACATTAGAGGAGAACAACATCTCTAAGCAAGGAGAAACAAGTCAGATGCACAATTTAACGTTACAGGAGATACTGCAAGATTCCTCAAGTTCTGTATATTTACCTATGTTACTAGGGTCACTACGCAGTTTCCGTAAAGTATACATAGCTGTTAAAGATCAGGTTGAGAGCAAAACGGAAAAGGCTATTTGGGGCATCATGCAAACATTTTGTGCAACTCTTGGTATTACAGGAGCTGTCTTTCAAGAAGCAATAGTCTATAACATGCATTCAAAACACCCTGACTTATTTGAGAAGGGCATCCTTCCTTCTCGTTGGGAAGCTGCTAAAAAATATTTAAACAAAAAAAGACAGACAGCAGTAATTATACCTGAACTAAAGGAATGCGTCGATGAATTTTTAGTTAGAGTTTCTGGTAAAGGCAAACCTGCTATAAAGGTTACTTATGATGAAACGGTTGCTGGTTATACAGCACAAGCTTATACTATTGCTACAGGTACAAGCACAATCACACTTTATTTACCGTCCATAGTACTAATGTATAGAGTTGCTAAAAAGCACAATGTTTCTTTTAAAGTAATGCTGATGGGAATCTTAATGCATGAATATGGACATATTGCCAAAATAAGCAGCACACCTTACGATGCGTTAGGTTATAAACTATTAAAAAGTGTAGTTCCTTACATAATCAGTGAATTTATCAAAAAGTTAGCAGTCGATGCATTTATTAAGAAATTAAAGAAACGCTTAAACACTTTAGACGATAAGCAGAAGCAAAGAATACTTATTATAACGTTTGCTGCATTGATTGCGTATTCAATAGCACAGATACTTATTGTGGCAAGAGTAAACCGCAATGTGGAATATGAAGCTAACAGCTATTTAAACGCTGAAGAAAAGAAGGCGATGGCTATTTATTTCAAAGAAGGTGTTGCAAAAAAGCAAAAGGTTACGCCTATTGACCAAGGAAAGTTACATAAGATATTAAAAGAATTGTTAACTTTGTTTAATAAGTATCCTAACTCTACTCAATTTATAAAAGATTTAACTAAGGAGTCATAACAATGAGCACCATTAGACCTATATCGCATATTACAAATCAAACCTTAGATGGGGTTAAAGAAGGGTCAGACATAATTGCTAGCAAGCATGTTCGTCCTATTGACTCCGCATTAGCTTCTAGTAAGCAAGAAGCTGTAATGCCTGAAGGTGATGAAGATCCTAAAGGAACTGAAAAGAAAGAACCTTTAACTGAAGCATCTACAAAACTACCATTTAAACAGCACGACGAAAAACAAATGCATATGTTTAAAAAACAAATGGCGCATAAAATAGCTTTAGCTGTTAATGATGCAAAAGGTGATAAAGAGAAAAAGAAGGAAGCTACAAGACTCGCTAAAGAAATAATCAAGCTTGCTCAAAATACATTCGGTAAGCATTATGCGTTTAGGGATACATTTTGTGATAATATAATATATTTTGATACATTCACTAAAGCTCTTATTTGGCAACTGTATGTCGCAACAGGTAAAACAGTTAAGTTACCACAAGTAACAGAAAGTGTAACTAGCCCTAAGTCAACAGTAAGGGCTGAAATGTATCGTAATAATAAAGTATTATATGATACTTTCTTTGAACAGCGTATTGCTGCAGCTAAAAGAGTTTTCCCTGCACTAAAACAGTTAGCAGAAGAATACATTACTAACGGTAAAGAATTTAAAGAATTTTTTGAACAGGAAAAGGATAACTTAGAAGGAAGAGGTTTTCTGTTTCTTCCTTGGATAATTAAGTTAGTTACAGCTTGGTCATTAGAAGAGTGGCTTAAAGTTCATATAGATGATTATGATCAGGTAGCAGATTTGTACAATACTTTTCTTAAAATGAATGAAAGTAAGTTTATTGAAGAAGCAGTATCTGCTAAATACTACAAAGGTGAACAAGCAGCACCTAGTAAACTTTTCATAGACATTCTTCAAATAGACTCAGGTGTAGAGAATATGAATTATCTTCTTTATGGTTATACAGGAACTAATGCTGTAACAGAGATACTTAATGAGAATAAACAAGCTAAAGTTTCTACTATGGAAGAATTAAAAGAAGCTAATAGAAAAGATTCAATGATACCTATGTCTAAGCATGAAAAATTCGGCATCTCTCAATTGCGCGATGGCTTGACAATGGAAATGTTAGAACGAAGATTCAAATGGGTCTTAGAAGCGAAAACAAGAAATGCTGTTTTAGGAATTTCTCAAAATTCAGACTCTAATAAAATATCTTTAGTCTGGTACTCAGGAGACTGGGAAGGTGGAGAATGGAAAGACGGTACTTGGATGAGTGGTACATGGCATAGAGGGACCTGGAACAAAGGTACTTGGGTTAACGGAAAATGGCACAAAGGTGATTGGATAAATGGAGAATGGCAGTTTGGAGTGTGGTACTCTGGACATTGGTATAATGGCACATGGAAGAATGGCCTTTGGGTCAAAGGTAAATGGCACAATGGTTTACATCAGTTAGGCTCTTGGGAAAATGGCATCTGGATTAAAGGAACCTGGGCTGGTGGAACTTGGAAAAGCGGTCTTTGGAATAATGGATTATGGCAGCAAGGAACTTGGGAACAAGGTACTTGGAAATCGGGCAAATGGAAAGCAGGCTCTTGGAAAGCTGGTAAATGGGGTAAAGGCTCAGTGTATGACTCTTCGAAAGATAAGTTTGTACATATTAAGATTAATCCTATGGAATACTATAAAACAGTTGAACACCTCGATGCCGAGGAAGAAGAATAATCTCAGGAGGATATAATGACTAAACTAACAGAAAAGCAAGCACCTTGGCCGGTTCAAGGAATAAAAAATCAGCCACCTTATGATGTAAGTACATTTGCAGAAGGAGAAGCAGGGTGGTGGAACAAACCAAATGCTGATCCTGTAAAAACAATGCTTCCTCCACAGTGGAAAGCAGCTCCTCTCAGAAGTGACGCTGCTAATATTGTATTAATTGGTAAACCGGGTGTAAAAGGTTGCTTAACAGCTACTCTACCTTACAAGACTACAATAGAAGTTGCACTGTATTGGGAGACGCCAGAAGAGGTTGCTGCTGGAAGGAGAAAAAACCCTTCTGCACAGGAAATGTTAATAATGCGGTTCAAGCTTGAACCTTTCTGGGCTACACATTTTATTAACATCTTGGGAAGTTCAAACACCGAAAAAGAAATGCAAGAGAAGTTTGAACAGCTGGAACGAGAAGGATTCCCTGAAAGTAAGGAATCCACTTTAGATTCTGATATGCCAGAAGTTAGTTCTCAAGATGTCGACTCCTTACAAAAAGAAGCAGGTGTTGAACAAACAGGCGGAACAACTGATGTAGAGAACCCTCCTAAAGATTCACTCTGGCAAACATGTGTTAATAAAGCACGTGAAATGAAAGATAAGATTGCTAAGTTTCTTAGAGGAGTATTAGCAAAGATATCTGATAAACAGAAAAAGATCATTTTAATAATGCTCGCTATTACTGTACTTGCGATTGCTCTTTACTATCTGTATAAGTATAAGAAACAAAACAGTAGTGCAGCGATTGCTTCCCTTTCTAAGAAAGAAGGCTTGTCTACTGTATCGGATTCAAAGTCATTGATCGGTACTATGTTTAAAGCTAAGCAAGCTATGGATAAAGGCAACGTTCCTGAAGCAGGTACACAAGCTGTTGCTTCTATGACTTATCTATTAAAACAATAATCTACTGGAGGAAGCTGTGGATAACGAAAGACAAACAATGGAGTACAAAGACTTTATTAAATCTGTTAATGAGCATCTGCAACAGATTAATGACTCGTACGATGCTTATAAGAAGAAACTAGGCAATGCTGTAGGTTTCGTCTTAAACGCAATAGCAGATGACATAGCAGAAAGTGAAGGCTTTGCAGATTATAAAAACCTTCATAGCAGAATTTTCTCAGCTTCCGCAGAATTCTATAGCAAGTATAAAGATACTTATAACACGCATTGGGCAAAAGGTATTGAACGTATTGCTAAGAACTTTCCTGCTATCAAAGAAACTTGGGATGAGTATATTAAGCACTGTAAAGAATTTGTAGAAGTACTAAAAGCTAATCCTGAATATGCTCGTGGCTACGAACAGTTTTATCTAGTTTCTTTAAGAGCTAGAAAATTACAAGATGTGCTCAATGAAGTTAACAAGCGCATTGAACTAATCAATCAAGCTAAACCAATGTCATCTATCAAGTTTGCACAAGAGTTTCTAAACATTTATTACTTATCAGGAAAATCTTCTGATAAGGCTCCAATGATGGGAATAGTATCAAACGATGATTACTGGCATATGATGTTTATTTATTAATTAATAAAGAGGTTAACAATGGCATTATCACAACAAGAATTAAAAGCAGCGAAAAGCGAGTTTAAAAAACTACTCGCAAACACTCGTTCTATCTACATTCAGTACTATAAAGTATTAAAGTATGCTACGGGGAATATGCTGTTTGATATTTGTAAAGATGTTTTTACAAAAGAACACCCTACTTTTGCACCTTATAAAAAATATGAGGATGACACGACTCTTACACGTATGGCAGATACTGACGAATTTAAAGAGATTTATGAAAATATAACCTCTAACGATAAGTCTAAAAGAGGTAGGATGTATAGACAGTATACTGATATATACAAAGATAGATTAGGTTTTGCTTTAAGCGAATTAGTTCGTGTAAATCCTGAATTAAAAAAACTGTGGAAACAGTATCGTTCTTCTTTAGCAGACCTTACAGTATTTTATAAAAAGTATGGGAAAGACCTTGACCCTGACAAAATGCCTTGGTACAAAAAAGCGTGGCGTTGGCTTGTTGGCAATCATAAAGATAGTATGGAACATTTTAAGCTAAGAGCAAAAGCTGTTAAGAAAGCTATAACAATGGATCCTCTGAAGTTTGCAAACGCATTTTTGGATGTTGACTTCTTTGTAGGAAGAAGAGATAAAAATGATCTTCTTATATATGTTCTGTATGCTGAAGACTATAAAATGTTAATCGCAGGTATTCCTTATAGCGAATATCAGACTAGGTACGCATCACAATATAAAGACATACAATTGCATGCACGCATTAACCCTAAAGATCATAAATAATAATTAAGAAGGAGAACTACGTTATGACAAAGAAAAGTTTAGAAAGGTTACAGGAAATTAAAGCACAGCAACAGGCTTGGGATGACTTAGTGAATGAAGCTAGAATGCATCCAGAAAAATATCAGAAGCTTACTGAGCTTGATTTTACTTCTAAAGACATAAATAAAGTATATGGATTCGTAATGAGGAACGGCTTACCTTTGTTTAATGCTACTTATGCAAATACTGAAACTAGAGAAGTAAAAGTTACTTTAAGGGATAATCAAAGATTTAGTTTTAATAAGGAAGGCGAATTATCAGATTTTATGGCTATAACTTCTGAGCCTGTTATCACATGGAAAGGTAATGAACCAGAAAAGATGGAAATTACAATAAAAGATGATGCACTAATTGAGATATTTCGGCTTCATCATCAGACTATGGAACTTATTCCTATAGATGATGAAGCCAGTTTGAATAACAGAGGTGAGAAAACCAATGAATAATTATGATAGTGAAGTTCTAATTAGGCTCCTGGAGAACTTTAATTCTTTTGCTAAGCCTGTTACGAAAGGTATTAGATATCGTAAAGAAGAGTTTGAGGTATGTCCTCATTGCGGAAAAGAGATTGGAGAGAAAGAACTTTCCTATGATGGCAAAGATTGGTTTCATAGACCATGCCATGACAAAGGACCTATCTCTTTAAATGATAATATGTGGCAAGGACCTGTAACTACAGCAGACCCTAACGCTAATCTTGAACATGCTAAATTAACAGAAAGTCAAGAAGATGTTGACACAGCAGCAGCTGACTTTATTCATGCTATAGATATTGCTATTATGTTCTGCAGACAGCAAGATAATTATGGTAGTGCAATTCAGTCACTACTAACTTTAAGACACAAAATAGACAATGCTGAAGAGTTTAATGCTAACATAATCGGTTACAAGATTCAAAAGACTTTACTTCGCATTAAAGATTCATTTGGTGAAGGCACAAAAGAATATGATATGCTGCAAGCTGAAGCAGCTAATTTAGATAAATATACTTAAGGAGATAAATAAAATGGCATCGAAACAAGTAGTAGTTGAAGTTACTAAGTTTTTACTAGCAAACCCGAAACCATCTGATTCTGAGATGCACGAATGGGCAAAAGGAAAAGGATTAGATATTCATGACGTAGAAGCTGTTTGTTACGAACTAGCAGCTAAGTTTATTGCTTTTATGAATTCAGGCAATGCTAAGAAAGTTGGTTTTACAAAAGGACAAGCTGATCCAGAACAACTTAAGATGGGAATTAAAGTTGAAATGGAGCACACTGACGATCCTGTGCTTGCTGAAAAAATCACTTTAGATCATTTGTCAGAAAACAGAGCCAGCAACAAGAAATACTATACTAAGCTTGATGGGGTGGAAAAAGAACTTGAAGCTGAAGATAAGAAAATGGACGAAGAAGAAGGAAAATAATGAATAACTATATGACCCCTTCAGAAGAGAAGCGCATTAAACAAGAGTTTGTAACATACCTTAGAAAGGGCGACATTGACGCTAATATAAAAAGTGATCTCATTCGCATAAACAAAATCAAAGGTATTGCAACTCTTGTTTCCTGCGAGGGTCATAACAGTAAGTGTCCTTACATAGTGTTTGCTGTTAGCAAAGCACAAGAAAAGAAACTTAACGAATGGATCTCTTATTTCGTTAAATTACATATAGACACAAAGAAACGATACAAAGTTAAAACTATTGAGATACCTTTGTACGACTTTGATGCAAAAAAGAAATCTGCAATCAAACCTGCTATTGCAGTGTACGGTGATGTTAAGTCACCAGAATTATTTAGAGAAGCTTTACACAAGCTTCGCTAAGGAGGTCGGAATGACTAAAGGTATATTGACAGAGGTTGTCAAATTCCTGAGGGAAAATCCTTCGCCTAGTGAAGGCCAAGTACAATCTTTCGCTATTGATAATGATTTAAATTACACGACAGTTGAGGAAAGTATATTTCGCTTAGCTGGCATGTACATTAAAAGCTTAGATGGAAAATCAGAAGCTGGTCCAGATAATGTGGAGCAGCAGGAGGAATAAAATGACTTATAGTAGTTTGGAAAAACTTCCAATCAGTGCGCCATGTTTAAGGATATGGACATTCGTTGATGATGCAGATAGCAAAACTTGTAAGGCTATTTGGAATCACAGCTCAATTTTAATTATCAGCAAACTGGAAAGTATAACAGAAGGAGAAGATTGGAAAGAATTAGAACAGCGCAGTTTCCTTTATGCCAACTTTCATAGTATTCTGTCTGATCAAATGCTTGAAGACATATTAGCAGCTATTTAATAGGAGTGTGAGACAATGAGATTCTTTCAAGATCTAGAGTTCTGGATGTTGATTGGTTTAGTCTTTACTCCGGTTGCTACAATTGGTTTAAACAAAGATTTCTTAATATTTTACTGGAGGACAAATGATTCGTAATGCATTTTGGATTGTTGTAGGTTTTATGTTGTACGCACTGTACGTGCTTGTTCCTATCAATGGAGGGAAGCAATGAAACGTTATTTAGTTATTTTCTTAATGCTACTTGCCTTTATTTGCGTACAAGCAAAAGAGTTACAGTTTGATGATCAAGGTAACTTAATTGATCATGATTTAGATAAACTGTATCACATTACGAGTAAGTATAGCTTAGTTATTACTTGCGATGTTGTTACACCTGGTTATGAAGTTGTATTCAGAGAGGATTGGGGCTGGGAGTTGGCTTTTGGTTTTGGTTATAAACTGCTTTACAGTAACTTTCAGAAACAATTCTTTTATAAAGCAGTAGGTATCGGGTTTGTTCTCGGTTATTCGTTAGATAGTCATAGACCAACTTATGGGATAGGATTTACACTCAGGAGGTTTTGAGATGATATTAAAACCATACGTAGGAGAAGATCAAAAAGCTTTCTTAAAGAGAGCTCTTACAATGCTTGTTACGAAACAAAATTACAAACCAGAAGAAGCTAAAATCATTGTTTCTTATCTATGGAAGCATAAAGAATCTCCTGAGGTAATAGCTGCGCAGAATGCTTTAGCAAAACCTACAATGGAATCAACAAGTACTACCTTTGTTAATAATATTCCTGTGCAACCACCTACCGGAGGTTTCCCTACGACACAAAATCTAGCTGGTCCTAATAATCAAATGCCGCAAGCTCCTACACAGATGACTCCTATGATGACAATCTTTGAAAAGAAGCGACAAGAAGAACATGCTAAATGGTTAGCATCGAGAAATAAGAAATAAATGTAGTATTTATTAGTATGACGTTAGACAAAAAAGATTTTATTGTTTTTTCGCACACTTTGACATACAGACGTATGTGTTTAGTAGGCTCCCTGTGACAAATACACAGTCATCACTAATAAGTAGAAATTACAGAAATGTATTGTGCTACAATCACTTTAACGATACAGAGAAGTTTTTGTTAACAAGAATGTACACATCAGTAATTGGCCATTATTGGAGAAAGAGATAATGAGGATTAAACCTAAACGCAAACCAATGGATGTTTCTGAATTCTACAATGTAGGAGAGTTGGTTAGAGGTACTAAGAAAGATAGTCCTTATGCAAGATTTAGGAAAGAGAATCAAACTATGTATTTTAAATGTTGTGTTTATGTTTTATACATATGTCAGACTAGGCGAAGACGCTTTGGTCTTTCTAAAGCAGGAGTGGTTACGTAGTGGGAATCGTTTACGGACAACGAGATGAAGTTTTTCATGAGATGATTCAAGCATTCTGTGATAAAGAGGATGCTCTTGACAAATATATGTTTCCAGTTAAGTTTCAGAACATTTTACAAAAATTTAGGATAAAGCGTCCTCACGGTGCAAAGATACACGAACTACTTGGATTCTCTGATATGGTATCTACTTTTATTTTTAAGAGAAAGGGTCTATTGCATCAATAGAGTTATAATAAGTGTTAATTAATATATGAGACATATTTCACAAGCAATATTAGTCGCTTATACTTTAACTCGTCCTTCTGCAATAGTAGGAAGGAATAAGTATTACTCGATAGTAGCACGTAGGCTAGATTTACTGGAAGTACATGCTTTTTGTAGTAGTAGTGACATACTAATTCCGTTATGTATAACAGAGTCTATCATCAACGTTGAGAAGTGGAAACTAGATGTTAAGTAACTGTACAACTAAACTTAAACAACTATTTTCAACACTGGAGAAAGAATCGTATGTGCAAACGCTGCAGCAAGTTTCTTCTATGGAGAAGCTTTATGGTGTTTTAGGTCTTACTGCTAGCGCTTTAATTAGATTTAATTTATCTATCGATAAATATGTCTTTTGCAAACCATTAAAATTTTATATTGAACCAGACACACTTGTTAGTGGCTCTGTTACAACTGCATACTTACATACCTGCTTAGAATCTGAAAATACTATGATTAGGAAATACGTTTATGCCACACACTAACGTTGAAACACGTTATCAACTTCCGTCCAAAGTAGCAGTAATTGACTCTTTATTAAGAAGAGGTGTTTTCACAGTTAAGCTATTTTCTATGCGTGCTTGTGCTGAGTATGCAGCTACTGTTAATTTATATTGTAAAGCTCACTATTATTGTTATAATAAACATGATTGCAGTTCTTGTTTTTATCATAGCCGCAGAAACGGGCCTTCTTGCATACATTGTTATTCAGGAGCGTTAGGATGGAAGTAATATATGCTTTTCCTAGCCATGATGAATTCACAATAGACTTACTTACGAATGAAACATTTTTCCATACAAAGGCAAGGTTGAAATTTGGTACACGTATGAGAAGAGATTTTAAGTATCGTGCAGATTGGTTTAGTCAACAAACATACGGGATGGCTGATACAGGGTTAGGTACTTATTGGAATTTTCCAATGTTACTTACGTTACAATCAAGAGGAACGTTGACTACTCTCCCTTTTCCTATAGTAGTAGCACAATTACTATTTGTAAGAAAGGTTAAAAGATGCTAGCAGTAAGAGCAAGGAAGTCTTTAGCGGCAGAACATTTACATCCTTATATTTTTAAAATATGTAGAGTTACTATTTATGAGGATGAGCGCTGCCTTCGTCGACTATTTAATCGCTATGACAGCCAGTTAGTTGCTGAGTTACAGTGGTTTAATATAATACTGCGAGGCAGGTATATTCGATGAGCAGGAAAAAGATTAGAGAATGTGAAGGTTTTACATGGTTACTGTGTGGGCGAAGTAAAAGTAGTATGATATCCTTTTTATATGGGGAGGAAGCAGCGTTACGTAGCGCTGCTTTTGGCTTATATATGAATGCAAGGCATGATCCCTTTACGCAAGGGTTACCAGAAATACCTACATACATTTTTTGTCGAAGAGGCTGCATGGCTTATAAATATGCTGGAGCGAGAAGATGACGTCTACGGATGGTCACTTAGAGTGGTTAGTTTTTATACCTTGCTTTAAAGGCAACTTTTATCTTAGAAAAGAAAGTTTTGGCTTTTCAAGTAATTCCAGTCAGTATATGATTAAACCTGAGATAGATTCGCCACCTTTTGTTATAAATATAAATTATCTTCCACAACAGGGTGTGCTTTTTGAATTATTTATGACTTCAAGAATTTTCGCAAAGAAGTTAGTTACTAATATAGATTAGGAGATAGTAAAATGATTCAACGATGGTTACCGAAAGAAGAAGAACTGAAAATCAAAAGTAACTTCCTTAAACTTGTAAAAGAGAATAAAATTGATTTTGGTATAGTTAAGTTAATGCAGTCTTTTAATCGTATCCCAGGCATAGCCACTATCTGGTCTTGTGAAGGTCATACAGGGAACGAACTTTCAGGCTATACGCCTTACGTTAGTTTTGTATATAGTTTACATAGGAAGCCTAATGTAGAAAAATTCTGCAGATTAGTAAGAGATGAACTTAGATTCAAGAAGCCTGTTATTCAATTATCTATAAAGCCTAAAGAAGAAATGAGTTACTTTTCTGGATATGATAAAGTATTAAAAGGCGAATGCGATAAAGAAGGTAACGTTGACAACTACAAAGAATGTGTTGCTTGTCATGTTCATTGTTACTCGAAAAACAACACCAGATTGTTTTGGTCTGTTGTTAAAAAGCACTTACCAATACTGAATAAGGAAATTGAACTTTAAACTATGAAATTGAATGGGAGCACTAACTATTTTTTTGGGAAAAAGAATCAGCCTAACACATACTTAGAAAGTAAAGAGTCAGGACAGATATCCTATGTTAGTAATCGGTGCTTTTTTCCAAATAGAGCATGCACTGATTTTTGTTCGTCGGTTGCAGTAGATTGTCCAAGCCAACACTATTACTTCACTAGATATTTTCTTCCTCAGCTAATATTTGTAACTAAAAGGTTTTTTGATAAATATTATCCTCTTGATGACACTGTCGGAGGGAGTAAGGGTGGACATAGATGACTCGTGGCCAAGTAGTTCGTAAAAGCATAATCTCTGACTATTTGCTTGGTACTGGTAAAAAACTTAACCTTTTTTTAAGGAGGAGTTGGCAGCCGTCAATTGTTCTATGGCATTATCAGCTCGATTATTGGCCTCCTAATGGAGATAAAGCTTCTGTATACCCATTAGGAGAACCTGTTGCTAATATAGCTCGCACGTCGGCAATTCGGTATTATGTATTTGCTAACAAGAAGATGGTTGACCCCTCTTTGGAGATTAGATGAATAGAATACCTTCATACATTCGACAGTATATATTTACCGAGGATCATACCTATAATCGTTTTTTTAGTTATCACGATTATAATTTGGGTGACCAACATTTATACATAGAAGGATATTATGCATTTGACTATTTCCGTACGAGAGTAACTTATCCTAAAAGGACTGATAATGTAGTTGATTCCTATGCAATGTACGAATACATTTTCAATGCTAAGAGGTTAGTGTGATATGCGAGGGAGATTTTTTTGATAGTAGGGATAAAGGAAATGCTTTCTTAGGTTCCGGTAAATACATATTTCAAGAACCAATGAACCTATCCTGTATAAAATATTATCTTGGGCCAAAGGATACCTTATGTAATATCTGTGCTTATGGTCCGGTTGGTTTACCTGAAGTGTTTAGAATTGCATGTCTCACATTCGTATTCACAGCTAGACGCTCAGTAAAGTACACTTACTAATTATTAAAGTATTTAATCATCTCATAAGAAAAGGAGTGTGATAATTTTGGCATACTTTCTTAATGACCTAGAAGAAAGAGATATTAAGACTAAGTTTAAAGAGAAGGTTAGGAAAGAGGAGGTAGACTCACATCTTATCGAAATACTTAAAAGCTTTAATCGTATACAAGGTATAGCAGCATCAAAGTTTTACGATGGTAAGAATGGTGCGTATATCTTAATCAGATCATCTTACGATAAGTCAAATAAACTTTCAAACTTTTTAGAAGCAGTAGCAAGTAGTTTTAGAACTAAAGACTTACCCTGTGTGTTCAGACACAGAGCTGGAGAACTATTAATCCAATGTAAGTCACGAGACTACAATGACATGTTCTGGTTTATAGTGATGTCACATGTAAGTAAACTTGCAGAAAAACCTAGTAAAAAAACAAGAAGGCCTAAGTCATGAAGTTATTTCATTTTATTTCTGAAGCAGATTCAGAGACCGATCAATACTTAAAGAAGTATGGATTGTGTTCTCCTAGGAAGCTTTACCACGCGAATCTTACACTGTTTATGAAGTATCCTTTTGCTATTTATGGAGAAAGAGCTGCTAAATGGTTAAAGATACCTAAAGCGCAACTACTTCCACAACAAGTACTTGACTATTTGGATAGAAGTCCTAAGAGAGCCCCTTATCTTAATTCAAGTTCTCTTTTCTTTTCACTATTACCATTAAGTGACTACCACGAAGATTTTAAAAATAACTTAAGGGAGGTATTAGAACTGGAAGTTGATTCAGCTATATTTCATGTTAAGCATGAACCTATTTTATTAAATAGAAAAGACATTCATCCTACTAGTTGGTCAATTGTTGGTAATGAGCGATACTTAGATACAGTTAGAGAAAAAGCAGCTAATAAACCAATAGGATCTTTATTATTCAGAGACGTTCCTCATGTAGCTGTTAACTGTTATCATATCCTTTACAAACAATTGACAATCCTAAATGAAAAATTAGCTGATAAAACAGATCTCTCAAGAAACACAACAATCGAAGAGGATAATGACCATTTGGTAGAAAAGCCTAAAAATCCTCAACAAGCAAAGACGTTAATAGCTTCCGGATCTACCTCAGCAGAGGCATTAGAAAAGCTATACAATAAATTTAAGTAAACCTTTAAGGAGGATACACAATGACAAGAGAAAGTATTGTACAAAGTGCTCTTGATGCAGCATTTACAAAGCATAGGGGTAGTGGGCACAATAGAGACTATTTTGGTGTTAATGACATAACTCCGCATTTTGAATCAAAAGTTGATACAAACATCAACTATGATAAACAGATTGCTGAAGCTGTTAAAGTCACTAAGCCCGAAGAATCTGAGAAAGGTAAGCCTGCCGCTAAGAACAAAAAAGATGCGCCTAAGTCTGCTGGAAAGATTATCGAAGAGCAGACAGCTGATAAAAAATTAGCTGAAGGTGTCAAGCAAGCAAAGAATGATAGGAACTATGACCCTAGTGTTAAAGGTGAATTGAAAAAGACTAAGAATGATGGTGTTGGTGGTTATTCTGGAACACAGGAACACATTGCAGCTAAGAATAGCACAGGTGTAGCAAAAACTAAATATGCTGTCGATAGTTTCACTAAAGCTCAGAAGACTTCTGCTAAACTAGTTGAAGCTGAGAACTATGAAGCAGACATTAAGAAAAATGCTAATAATTCTGCTCCTGCTAAGAAAGCAAGTAAGTCTTATGAAGGTGTTCATAGCAACGTAAATGATCCTAGAGCTAAGAGAGCAGTTGCTTCTTTTACTAATGCTGAAAAGTCTGATGCTAAACTTCGTGAAGACACATCTTCTGATGTTGACGATTTAACACCGACAACTAATCCAGAAAAAGCTGTAGCTCCTATAAAGGCTCCATTAAAAGAAGACTCTATTGAAGTGCAGTCAACTGATGAAGGCGACACTCCTCAGGATGTAATTGCAAACAATGTTGATGATCTTACTCCTACTGCTGGCCCTGGATTAGCTGTAAAGCCTGAAACTATTGCTGTAACGCAAAAGCAGCTTCCAACCTCCCCCGAAGATGTTCAAGCACAGAATTCACAGCAAGAAGGTGAAGTTGTTACGGTTGCTGTTGAAGACGACACTGAAGGCGAAGGCGAAATGCATCAGTATAGGCATGGACAAGACGATGGTGATGATTATGATGATGAAGAAGTTGACGAAGATGATTCTGACAATGACGAAGGCGAATACGAAGAAGACGAGGATAAAGATGCATACGAAGCCGATGAAGACGAAGACGACGATGAAGTAAATGAAGAAAGCACTGCAGTTGAATGTAACACCAAAAAAGGCAAAGGTCCTAAGATGGTTTACTTGACTGATGACAAACAGCGTGTTGCTTATATGCTTAATGAAAACGTTGTTGGTATTCTTGACAAAACTTCAAATAAGCTTTATGTATCTGAATCGCTTGCAGAGTCTGTAAGAGACCAGTTAGAGAATCTTTCAGCCGGACTCGCTGTTCATGCAGTACCTGCTGGTAAGATGATAAGGAAGAATTATCCTAAAGGTTAATTACGTAGCGATTATATAAGAAGGAGTCTTTACAATGAAATTCGTGTTTATCAGCCGATACGGTTTAGGTTTTTCAACAGCATACAGAGTACAACAAGAAGGTAATGAAGTTTACTTCTGCATGCTTGAGGATGACGGTATAATGTTGAATACATATAAAGGTATGTTAAAAAATGTAGTTTCAGACTATACCAGTTATATTGATAAAGATACTACGGTAGTCTTTGATAGTTCTACCAATGGTGATAGTGCGTACTGGTTAAAGAAAGCTGGCTACAAAACCTTTGGCGGTTCAGTATTTGCAGACCGTGTTGAGAGAGACAGACTCTGGGGACTCCTTACAGTTGCAGCTGATTGCGGTTTAAACATTCCTGAAACAAGATTGTTTACTGATTTAAATGATGCACTTGTGTTTTTAAGAAAGACTAAGAATCTTAAACGATGGGTCTTTAAACCACAAGGTTTCTATCATGAAAGTTATACACCCGCAACAGCTGTGCTATCTAAAGAATATCCAGAAGATGATCTAGAACAGATTTTTGGAATGTTTGCAATCGGTGACTTTATACTACAAGAGTTTATTCCAGGTGAAGAAATTGCTTGGGAAGCTTGGTATAGTGAAGGTGAAAGAGTTGGCGACATTAATATGACCTTTGATGGAAAGAAATTGTTTGACCACGATAAGGGTCCTACAGTTGGCGGAACCGTTAATGTTGACATTGTTAGAGAACCTGAAACCTGTAAGATATATCAAGAGACTTGTATAGGTATAGAGAAACTTCTTAAGGCTGCTAGATACACAGGACCATTTGATTTAGCATTTATTATTTCAAGCGAAGACGGAAAACCTTATTTCTTAGAGTTTACTCCTAGAATGGGTTATCCATCGTCTTATGCTTTATTTCATGGCACACCTGAGGTAGGTAAAGTCTTTTATGAATATGCACACGGTAAGGCCACAGAGCGGTACTTAGATAGAGATAAGTTTTATGCCACAGCTTTATTATCAGCTGCACCATTTCCTTACAATCCTATGCCTAGAGGAGTTCCTATTAGATTTAATCCTGCGCATAGAGATAACCTTTGGTTTCAATTTATGATTGAGGAACAAGGTGTTATTAAAACTGCTGGAGCGTGTGCTGAGATTGCTTACGTATGTGATTATGGTAACTCACTATTAAAAGTTAATGAAAACATTTTAAATATTATGAGACAGGTAAAAGTTCCTGTAGTATATCCTTTACAGTATAGAGAAGACATGGTTGAGGTTACTCTCAAAAGAATTAAAGCAGCTATCGCAACTGGCTACGTTGAATAAGGAGCAATAATATATGCCTGATATATTTGCCGAGATTTCTGATATTCAAGAATATATTGACATATCTGAAAAGGCGCATGAGGATCTTAAAACTACTCGACTGTCTATAGCTTCTCCTTTAGTAATGGCTTTGCGTAAAGAGCAAGTTGTTCTAAAGCAGGAAGAAGAAAAAGTAACTAAGATTAAGCAGCGCCTAATGCAGTTAATGCGTCAAGGTAATTACGAATTAGTTGCTAGAATAGTGCGGCAGGTTAAAGGCTCTGAATCTTTTGATGATATTCAAGGTTATGTTGATGATCCTGCAACGTTCTATAAAGATGTGCAACAAGTAGTAACGTCTCAAGGATTAGATGTTGGTCAGTATACAGAAAGCTACAAAAAGTTTCTTAGAAGTTTTCTTACACACTTTAGAACATCTATGGAAGATTGGGAACAATGGCAAGTTGAGATCTTTATGTTTGAGATAGAGATAATATCAGTGTTCCTTTCTTATAGAACAGTTGATGGCTCTATTACAGAAGATGAAGTTATAACACAGCTTATTGAAAACCTTAATCCTTATGATCCAGATATCTCTAAGTCAGATGTTTTCCTGAAAGGTGCATTTATAAAAGATGTAGCTACTTTAGGCATTATTGGAATGTTAGCATTAGTAGCTGCGGCTTACATGTCTAAGAAGGGAGCTAAGTAATGATATACGCCATTAAACCTGCAAGTACTTACACAGACTTAGTTCCTACTAAGGAAAAGATTAGCAGGTTAAGTCAACAGGCATATGAAAGTAAGAAGTTTTATAAAGATTTCTTAGTAACCTTTGCTGAGTACGCACCTAGGTTAGGTATACAGAGATTCACTGGATTGTTTGAGAAGCTATTTGAGAAAGGAAAGATTGTTGTTTTCTTTACGAAAAGGCCACCAGAAGAATTAACATACGGTGCTTATTACAATTCAGCCTCTAATATACTGTTTGTTCCTTATACTACATTCTATCAAGGAACATATACAGTTAACTTTGTGAAGGCTTTATCTGTTATAGTACATGAATTAGCGCATATGGTTTATGCTAATAAACCATTCTTAACTATAAACACATTCAAGGATCTACTGAGAGTGTTTTATAAATATTCTATTACACTTTGGATCAAGAGTCAGAACATTGTTGTTAATCAGGAATTAAGAGATGACATAGATGAGATGGCTGAAAGGTTTTTCATTACAGCTGATGCCGGTCTTGCAACCGTGTTAATGGCTAACCTTGAGGACTTTTATAAAGAAAAAGGTTTCCCTAGAGAAGTTAGAAAGAGCGTTGACGATCTTTTAAACATACTCTTTATTATAAGAAGCGGAAAAGCTCTAAAAGAGAATCACAAACGTTTAATATGGATCTTAATTAAAACCCATTCAATGATATCTGGAGTTGATGTTAAGACTTATTTTAAAGCAGATGCTGGAATTCCTTATCAGGAATTCTATTTCCCCTCTGAAATTATTTCGTTACAGTCACAAGTTAACCAAGCGGTCCGAGTAAAGGTACTTGGTATCGTAAACCGCATTGTTTAAAAGGAAGGTAATTACTCATGGCTAGAACAACAAATTATTTTGAGACTAGAGCTAGTTCTGGTGATTTCACAAAGATCATAGATAAAGAAACTATCTTAACATCAATACGTAATATCATAACCACTCCCAAAAATGCTAGAATCTTTTTACCAGGATACGGAGTAGACCTTTACAAGTATTTGTTTGAACCTTTAGATGACATAACTCGAACACAACTAACAACAGAATTATACAGAAATATTGCTACTTGGGAAGACCGAGCAATTATTAATGATATAACTGTAGAACAAGATTTAGTCAATATGGCATTACGTGTTAACATTAGCTTTTCTTATTTAGGGGATGATTATGAAGAGCCAATTACGTTGACTCAAGATGTGTGGGAAGAAATTAAGACCGATTTTGAAATCCCAATCTCAGAACAACTGGGGCTTTAAACTTTTCTCTTTTTCATAGCATTGTAATATCTATATAGAGCGATAATACAAATGTAAGCAATCTTTCTTTTGGAAGAGTCTGCTAACGTTTTGTATCGCTCTTTCAGTATATCGTTCTCTTGCACTTTCGTGTGAACCAACTCAAAAAACGCTTTCCGTTCATTAACTAATTCTTTACTTCGGCTAAAAGCGGTTAGAACAGTATTTTCAGGTTCTAGGTTTACGACTCGGGCAAGGGCTGGAATTAGAGTTGGAATGTCATTTGTATCAAATGATACCAAGACGTAATAAGGGTAAAGGGGTCGTACTCCTAAGTTCTTTGCAAGAGTGGTAACAATGTCCTTCTTGAACTCGTTCTTTTCATTTATAAACAAATTCAATATATTAGATAGTCTACTATCAACGGATTCGGCTTCCGTTCCTTGACCATCAGAAACATCATCACCTTCTTTATCTTTACCCTTTTTTGTTTTGTCATACATATCATAATATTGTTTAGCGAGTGCTTTCATTATCTGAGATGTTCTATTGCGTGATTGCGTTATTAAATCCTCAAGGATGCTAAACTTGTCTTCGCCTTTTTTAAGTTTTTCGTTTACACGATTATTTAAACCTTCTGCTAAGACTTCGATTACCTTAGAGATAGATCCATGCTTAGTAAGGTAAAACTTCTTTGATAAAGAAGCAATAGTCATTTCAAACACGGTTTCATCAAAGCCTCTAGGGAAGCTTCTCCACATAGCGGTATTCCAGAATTTATAAACAAGTATGTATAAACACTTTTTGGAGTAGTCGATATCTTGTCGAGCAACCTTTGGGTATTTTGTTAAGTATCTAAACAATGTAAGGTAAGGCCAGAACACGTTCTCCTTTCTCTTAGTAAGAGGAGTCCTCATTTTTACTTGTTCATAAACTTTGTCGAAGTCTTTAGTAGGGAAGTCTTGTTCGCGCATTAATTCAGTCACAACTGCATCAGACACTGAAAACCTTTTAGAAGGTTCATTTGCGATTAGTGTCACTTTATTATATAGCTTATCAACTTCCTTATCAATCATTCTGACTCCTCCGAAGAATATTCCGCATTTATTGTGTTTTCTGATATTCCTCTTTCCTGTAGGATATCAAGCAAGCACTGTCTAAAAGATTGATTAGCATTTAGAATACAGCCTGTATAATCTGAATTATAGGATACTCCTGGTATTGTATCAGGGTCTACAGTTCTTTTGTCAAACACCATTCTAATAAGTATTGCATCAGGCAAGCGATTAAGAAGTGAAAGTACCTTAGGCGCTAAGTCAAGTTCATATATTTCATAAGGTGCAGGATATAGGTTTTTAAATACATTGCCTCTTTCAGCACATAATATTAAAATAGCTTCAATTAACTCATCAGTGATAGATAGGTGATTAGGATCAGTTTCAAGTAAGCCTAATCCGATGATAGCAGGTATTTCTTTTAACCAATCAAGATCTGTCCAATCACCCCACTTGTAATAAATTAGTTTCTTTGCAAGAGTAGACCATGGTTCAAAGTTATCTGGAACAGGTTCTTTTAGTTTACCAGGTTCGTATGTTAAAGTGTATTGAATTTCTTTAATTGTATGTATAAAAACATCATTCAATCTATAGCGTCTACTTCTTTCCTTTGTATAATCTGTTTCACTAAACTTATTAGCATAACTCGCTTTTGCAGTTTTACTACTAATTAAGTATTCAATAAGCTCTCCGAAACTCCAAGGCTCCGCTATTATCGACCTATGTGTTGGTTTATTCGGAGAATATCTTAATTCAGCTACAGGTTCCCAATTAGGCATTTTTTTTCTCCTACGTATATTTAAATACTAAGCTTTGCTGGTCGCTTCCTTTTGGTGAATATGAATTCTTCCTCATTAGTTACAAGCAATTTTTCAACTGTTATGTTCTGTACGTCATCAACACATCCATCAGATGTATAGCAATTAGCAGGTTCCCAAGCTTCTTTTTCGCGAATCAAGCATAATTTTGCTCGAAGGATATGTTCTTCACAACAATGAACTTTACAATCCCTATACCTCTTAGAAGATTTATTAAGCAATGTCAACTTATAAGCCGAAGTGTTCTCACAACCATCGATTTGGCACTGATAATAAGTTGCCCCATTGTGAATTAATTTGTTCTTCATTATACTAATGCAACGCCTTATTATATTGATTCAGAATCTGCAATTCCTAAAATTCTTAAAAGGTCAAACTTTCTCGGACATATAACATTGCTTAGTTCATCATCGTCATCTATAATATGTAGCTTGATATCGAATACATCTCTTAAAGGTGCATTGGGTGTAAAATCTATTGAGCGCTGTAATTCTTTTACTAAAAAGTCTTTAACTAGTCTAGGAAAACATTCTTCACATACAGGTTCCAACACAGTCTTGTGTTTCCCCGTTAAATAATATTTAGCAGGACGTCTCTCACAACAATAACACATTCTCTTTTCATGTAACATAGACATTTCCTCTTAGCAAGTTCTGTTTCCTAAATGGAGTTTCAACATGCTTCTTGTTTGCAAAGACATAGAAAGCTAGAGCATTAATAGGTGCGTGTGTGATATCAAATAATTCTGCAGGTGTATAACAATGCGAAGCCATGCTAAACTCGTAGCTAAACCCGTAGTTAATAGCTTGGCTCAAACAGTTCTCACATACATTATAATTCATGTTAGGTTGTTTGAGCCAAATACTGAATAAAGCAATTAGAGAAAACTCATCACACAAGTCACATATAACATGTTTTCCCGCAGGAATAATTTCTTGTCGTATCCAGTTTTGCATTTCTTGATGTGTTGTATACATTATTCGTGGTGCCTCAGTAAACTGTATGCTCTAAAACCAAATACAAACTTTGCCGTCATTGCTTCAAGACCTAAAGGACTTTTCAAGATATGTATTTTGACTCCATGCAAAGGTTCTTTGTTGTCGCCTTTAGGAATGTCGTCACGACCTCTTAACGTATAGTAAATAGCTTTAGCACATCCCCTTTTTCCACAACAATAAAAAGAAGCTGTCCCCTGTTCCTTACTTATGAAGGTGTCTATTAAGATACTAGCTTCTTTACAACAAATATGACAACGATTTATCATTCGTGGTACCTCAGTGAATCAACTAGCTTGGAACCACATCTAAACTTTGTCATTTTTGTATCCCTACTCCAAGCATCTCCCTCATAGAGCGTTTCCTAGGAAACATTTGGAAAGAAAAAAGCCCATCATTAAACGACGAAATGTTAATTACTTTTAATGTATCTTCGATAGAATTAAATCCTCCCGTAGCTAACGCCTCTCCTAAGACTATCAAGAATTGTTTCTGCAAACATTTGTCACAACAACAATAACGTCGGTTCGCCATATTTAACATTCCTGTTTTTCGCTCAACAAAATGTTGAGCTGCTGCATCTTTGCATAAGTGACATTTAATATCTTTACGCGTGTTTAGCATTCACGTTCCTCATTCAAGACTATAGCATTTTACAAGACTAAAAGGCTTTTTGCCAAAAATAAACTTAGATAGTCTTAGTTCTTTGTTAAATATTTTTATTCCAATAGTTTCTCTTTCTTTTTTAGTGAGGGCAACTATATCAGCGATAGCAACTATATCAGCGAGGATGGCTCTATAGCACTTAGGAGATGTACAGCAGTGATAAATGAAGCTACCATCTACTGAAATACCAAAAGATGCTTCTTTCCTGCAGATTGAACAATCACTTGCCGAGCCATGAAAACTCATTTATTTATTTATTTCTCCTTCATCCTCTTCTGGTACTTCAAAATAATCGCCTACAGGGAATACTTCTCTAAGGGACAAAATGAAATGATCGATATCACAAAACATTCCAATTCCGATAGGAGAAAGTATAAGAGTGCAACACAGTGCAGTTGCGAAAAACAAATAAAGCGAAATCAATGTAAGTTTACACATAGCATGTGCAAATACTAAAACCTCTTTCATTCTTTTTCCTCAACAGTTAATATTATTTTCCTAGGCACATCAGTGTACTTGAGGGTAGGGACTAAGTCGATTGGAGGAGATTTAAACCTGCAAACGAGATGGTTGTCTTCATGTCCACCTCTCCATAAGAGCCGTCCTTGAAAATCAAACTGCTCCGGTCTTTCTTTAAAAATAACACAGTCGCCATCCTCGTTCCGTGCAATGTATCCTTCGAAGTGCATCTTACCTCCTCTGTTACTTCATCTACATCTTTTTGTGTAACCCTTGACTTTGTTAATAGTGTCTCAAGGATGTGCTTATCAATATCTACTCTTATTTGATCAGCCATTAGTTTCATTAGACTGCATTGTATGGAACAACTACCCCATACAATACGTTTACATACATTGCAGACATACATGTATGATTCTTTTAGTTTCTTTTCTCGCTCATTTGTCATTCTTCCGTTGTCCACTGTAAGTTGTCTGGAATACTCATAATGGGAGGACAAGCACTATTTGTCTCTAGTAGTATTAGCTCGTCTTCTACCATTAAGAATACTTCTATCTTTGTAAGGCTTAAAACCTTATGTGTTTTCTTAACTTTAAGTGTATACATATGCTTGGTCTGCCGATTCTTAATAGTTGATGTTTGATAAGTTGCGTATGTATATGTGCTAGGCAGTTTGTAACACTTATATGCACCTAGTGCAAGTAAACATGCAACAAAAAGACACTGGAGACCTTTACTTGTACTTTCAGTCAAAAACAATACAAAACTTACAATTAAAGCAAGGCTGCTTAGGCTTAACAAAATTATCATATCAGTTCTCCTTGTCCTCAATTAAGCATAATCCGAATTCATCGTATAATTCGAATGGAGATATATAATAATAATTAACTCTATAATCGGCATAATCGACAGTTTTAGTTTGATAATAAATTTTAACACTTGCTTCATCGTTAGAATGTAATTCGATATAATAACAATTCTTACTATTAAGCCTCCAAGCGTGTTCAGCTAATACTGTTATGTTATCTCCTACTAAATGATCGCCTTCAAATTCAATGTAGGGCCCTCTTTGCCCTATAACAACTTGTACATAGCCTGTAGCGACTAAAGTGTTATCAGCAGTATAGAAATCTCTATCATTGCCTTCTAAAGGAATGTGTAAACGTTTTTCATAAGAATTATGCAACTTCCTTAAAACCTCTTATTCACATTTCTTCATCATCTTCATAAAAGTCATCATCGTCATCAATAAACTCTTCATCATCGATATCATATGCACCAGGTTCTGCTTCTTTGCCGTCAAATTCTGAAGCTTGTTCATACATCATCATTAGCAAGTTCATGCAGTCAATAATTTCCTCTTGCACACGTTCAGTACTCTCGGAAAAGCAAATTGCTGCTTCTAAATTTTCTTGTGTATCTTTAAAACGTTTATGAAGGTCAGCAAAGGACATATCATCCCACCCACCTTTATAATCGTTTAACTCAAGCTTTACTTCCATGACGTCTGCTATAGCTGTTATTGACTGCTTTATTTTTCCCATTACTTCCTCCTGAGCTTTTTAAACAATTTAGGTATTTCAACGTTTTCAACATGCTTTGTCAATAGATTAATAACAAGTTTTTTCATACACTTCGGACATTGATCTATTCTGTCATGAACATCATCCATATCTCCTGCACCTGTAGCAACTCTATCTACAGGTACTGATATTGTTTGTACTCCTTCTCGTGCATCACATGAATCACAGCATAAAATTTTTAGTTCCATGGGTACCTTCTCCTCATCGTCAAAATTTAAAACTCTGGTAACTCTTTTTACAGGGATTGCTATGCTTTTTACAGGGACAACTCTGCTTTTCCTTTTCTGTGGAGCAGCTTCGGGTATCTTAGGATCATAACAATAAACACTATGCTTTGTTAAAGTAAAACAAATAAGGATTCCTCTGGTTATCAATTTTATAGTAACGTCCGTCTCAACCTCACTTACAAATTGAAGTTTTATTGTTTCAATGTTCTTCGCTAGTGTAACTAATGAGCAGTTAAATTTCGCTTGTTTATTTAGCTGCTTCATAAAACCTTTTGTGGGGTAAAGATGAACAGTATCATCAGCATACCGCTTAATAGTGAATACATTTGTTGAACTTAGTTTTGGTTCTACACTTGTAACATCATAGTGAAAACCTTCAAATTCTAGCCTTCCCCAATCCGTCCCAAACTTTTCAAGCATTTAACCTCCTCTAATGATCCTCAATAGTGATTATCTTGCTTGCGCCTAGTGGAGTCCTTACTTCAGTAGTATCGCCTTCTCCCGGAATAAGGACAGACTGCACAGGCATGTCACCTTCATAGTGATGTTCAATCTTTATTGCTGGCTTCTTAGGATCTTTTTTCGCAAATGTAGGTAAACCGAGCTGCACCCAGATACCTACAACTGTTGCTATAATACCTAAAAGCAAAGCTACCCTCTTCATTCGTAATTTTCTTTTCATAAAGTTAAACCTCGAAAACTACTAGTGTGGTGTATGTAGTTGTTATCTTACAATTGGAGTCTACTACAGAACTAATTTTTAGTTTGATATCATCAGTTGCATTAGGATCAGCTAACTGTTGAATAAACTCATTTGTCCTGGTAATAACATCGTTAGGGTCTGAACTTGTGAAAATTCCTATCTGTTGCATTTCGTTGCCTCCTTAGTGTTTACATTGCTTTTTTTATCTGGCATAAGGCTATCGTTCATCCATTACCTCAATTATAAGATCACGTATTCTTCGTGTTGTATTAAATTCAGGCTTAAATAATAAAGTACTTAGGTAGCCAGGAGAGTTTATATGCAGGGCTTCAAGTCCTTTCTTTACTGTACGAATAACATACTCTGATATATGCGTATATCTGAACCGATCAGGAGAATGTAGCGTAAATACATTCTCATAGCTGGTAGCACTTTTGTATACAACCTCATCTATTGTATTAAAAATATGAAGTGCATTCATCCCTATAGCTTTCAACAATTCCTTATTCGAACTATTGGTAGACCAGACTGTATAAAGACCTGTCAGTATAATCATAGGTTGATTATGTGTACACCATGCAGTATCACTCCAAGCAGTATTATGAAAATACTGAAAATTCTTTACGAAGCTGCGGGCAGCGTCGTGGGAGCAAAAAAGCTCAATTTCAAAGCTTAACCCATTTACTTGCATTTGTAATATATGTTTTGTTGACGTAGGTATGTGCATTTGACTTCCGCCTACACTATTCACATATTGATAATCTGTTTTTATTTCAAGGTTATAATCAAATATAGGTGAGTTGTCGTAGCCTAGATTAATAGTAATATTGTCGGGGATTAAAGGCTCCCCGACAATATTATAAGTACAAGAATCAGTTGTAGGCTCGTAGGACATCGTCTATTGCCTGCTCATTTACTTGACCATCTATGAAAGTATGTTTTAATTCACCTTGAACATAAACAAAAGCTGCTGGCAGAGACTTAATACCCATCTGAGCAATAGTATTTGGGGCATCATCAGCATTTAATTTACAGATAGTGATTTTGTCCCAGTACTTGTCGTGCAACCTAAATAGCGACGGAATAAAGATTTTACATTTAGTACACCAATCAGCATACACATCTATGAGAACAACTCCTTCACTAATCGTTTCTTGGAAATTGCTATCATCGATATCGATAATGTTTACAAACTGTTTATCGTCCTGTTCCATTGCTGCCTCCTCAAACCAAAGAGCCTCAAGCGTCATTACTAATTGCGTCTTTGAGTAAAGTTGTAAGAACCTCTACGCCATTCCAATAACCAGGCTTCTTAGTTCCCATTTCCACATTGTCTACCATTAACCTTTGATAGTCTTCACAAAGTCTTGTAGCTTTCTCGATAGCTGCTGCTTTAGGCGATGGAGTAGCGGACATTGCTTCTTCTTTCAATTTAGCAATTTTTCTGTTCTTTAGCGCAATGTCTGTTTCCAAAGTCTTGATTGTTTCTTCAAGTGCTGTAACTTCAGCTTGTTTGGTTGTAGCATCTACAAAACCCGCTTCCGGTGTTTCTTTAGCATCTACAAAACCTGTAGCTGGTTTTTCAGAAAGTGTTTTTAGTTCAGCTGCTACTTTAAGCAAATCTACTTTGGCTTCGTTAAGCTGCTTGTCGAGCTCTTCGTTTCGTTTTTGAAGACTTGCAATTGTTCTGTTTTCTTTTCCCAGTTCTTTTGCTTCAGCACGTTCCTGACTTTTTATCTTATTTAGTTCACTCCTAAGATCGCAGTTTTCTTTCTCAAGGATTCCTGCTTTTGCTAGTACTTCAGGAGCCATCTTCTTTGCAACTTTCTTTGCCATTGCGTTTTTCCTATTCGTGCTTGGCCTACCCATTAAACCCTCCTTTAAGGTCAAAGTATATACACCTATTGTCAGCATTAGTTTTCTTTTCCATGTGGGCACAAATCTTAGTATCTTTGTCCCACCTTGCACAAGCACCGCAACAAGCTTTATTACTGATTTGTTTTTCCGATGCTTTGCTCATCCTATTACCGTATTTACTCATGTGTTGTTAAGCCTCCGTATTCCTCCATATGACATGACGATTAAACATCTCTGTAACCAATTCAACTGCTGGTTCGTCTCTTTTAGCTTTAGGATCATTGTCAAGAGACATCATTGTATTCTCAATCATCTCTTCCATAAAGTCCTGATCCTCAGCCTGCTTGATTCCTTCTTCAATCATGTCTGCCAGATTGATTCCTACTAGTGTGTCCTTTCCTGGTGTTCCGAATGGCATGTTACGTTCCTCCTAGGTTTTATGTTAAGGCAGTATACCTTTCATATATTAACAGAACTTTCTTTGCATATTTCTCAGCTTTTTTGCATAATCCAAAATATCTCATGAGTGCTCTTCTATATAGTTCGACATCGTTTACCAATCCATCTCCAGCAGCACTATACTGTTCTTCTTGCTTCTTATATTTATTAAAAATGTAAAGACCGCATTTTATATTATTACCGATATCATACAGATATTCTCTGCTAGAAATAGATAATTCTTTTTGCCACACAGGAAAGTTAATTTGCATTAAACCATGACAGTCAGCATGTGATTCTAAATACTGATTAAAACCAGACTCCTGTTCTATAATAGCATATATTAATGCAGGAGGTAGCCCATATTCTTTAGCATAAGATAACACATACTTACTTATCTTAGCCATGTATTCTTCTGTTAAGTCAAACTTAGTCATTGCATAAGCTGCCCGTTTAGTTAGTTGTACTTCTTGCGTAGTAATTGTTATTTCTTCTGAATCTTCTAATCCTGGGTAAGTGTGTATAATTTCTTTTACTACTACTAATGTTTGAGGTTTACTTTCTTGCGGTGAATTACCAAATAAAGTTCCAAACATAAACATACAGAATAATATAATAATTACCCCTATAGTATCTCGATGCTTACTAAACCAGTTTTCCATTCTAATTCTCCTTTAGTCAAATCTTAAGCGTCTGGTGGTGATTTTTTTCATGGGAGGTTTAAGAGGGTCTACAAAGTGTACCTTGTTGAAGCCCTTAACACTTGCTGTATAAGTAGCACGATCTGTTACTAACCTTTTATTTCTTCTAACATCTTCTATAAAGTAAGGATCAACTATTTCTCCATTTAGAAATAAAAATGTTATAAAATTAGCTGCTGTGATAGTTAAAGTGTTTCTTCCATTATCTGAGAATAGAGCTTCTACGTTTAAAGTAGATAGAAAAGGTTCTATATCCGTACAAGGACATGCAAAGAACTCATCTCTGTTTTCCAGAATATATTTTTGAAGCTGACAATTAAATGTTTGTGCTGCCTTAAATTGAAGCTCTAATGTCATTAATTCATATAGATATATCTCTAGCGCTGCATAGCAGCTATCTAAGCATTTTTTTACAGCATCCATCTTGTATGTGTATACTTTAGGAAAACCACTATTAGCCATCATTGCTCCTATTAGTATAAATAATTTCGTACATTTTATCAAAACATTCTCTGTAAGGATTGCTCATCTGCTGCATCTTCAAAAAGTGTAATATTCCTGTATCCTTAACTTGCTGCATTGCATGTTCATACACATAGCCACATCTTGAACTTATGGTCAGAATAGAGGGTCCTGTTACAAAAGTTGTATGCAAAAACTTTGCTAAAGTGTCATGTGGTATTGTTTCCATAACATTAATAATTTCTTTGTACCATTGCGCTGCACCACACACTGTTACTGAAAAATTATCATCTAGTAGCCATCTAAAGTCAGTGCCACCTTGTGTACGATAGTAAGTTTGTCGAATAGAGTAATCCTCATCTTCAGCAGCATCAGGGTCTGTCCAAAGTTTATCAGAATAATAATATCTTCTGATTAAAGATGAGGAGGCTTGTTTAGCCTCCTCATCCCAATTCCTAGATCTATGATAAGCCAGGAGTTCTTCTATCGACATTATTTGCTAACAGAGGCTTCTTTACCTACAGGCTTTCCAGCCATAATCTCAGTAATCATTTCTCTTAAGTTATCCTTCAAACCTTTTCTGAGAAGGAGTTGAGAAAGAATAGCACCATCTGTCTTCTCGAAAATCTGTTTGAGTTTTTCTGGTGGCAGGAATGTCTCAGGAGAATCATCTGTCATCATGAATGTATAAAGACATTCGTAAAAATCTTCGGTTGGTTCAAATTCGTTTGAGAATAAGAGGGCAAATCTTTTTACGTATGCTTCTTCATCTGTACACCATCCTTGATCTTCATACTTACCTGTCATGAAATAATGATTCCTTACGACAGGATCTTTATCAGTTTTACCATCTTTGTCTTCTGGATGCATTTTATAGTAGTATGCTCTGATTCCCCAGTCTTCGTCAACCTTAGCATCTACATCGTCGATGTTATGCAGATAGTAGATTTCTCTAATGTCTGAATTTTCATCTGTCTTCGCAGCAGCATCTTTCCACTGATTGAACTCATAATACTTAAGACGAATAGTTGCTTCTTTATCAGTCTTAGCCCGCTCGTCTTTCCACTGATTAACACTGTAGTATAAAGTTCTGATATGACTGTCATCATCATTAGCAGCGTCTGGGTCATTCCATTTTACTTTTTCATAATACCACTGCCTGATTTCTTGCTTTTCATCATCTTTAGCACCTGCGTAATGTTCTGGATCGGCACTGTAGTAACCCATTCTGATCAACCAGTACTCATCTTTCTTTGCTTTGCTGTCTGTGAAATTGCTTGCGGAGTGCCAGCAATAACGAAGTGCGCTGTTCTCTGATTTCCCCCATTCTTTCTTCGGTTCAATCTTAATTGTACTCATTTACGTAACCCTCCTAAAGAGTATATTTAAAGTGTTAGTCACTTTCTTTTTCAACTTTGTCTCCGCAATTTTCTAAATCTTCACAACAATAATCATCCGATTCTGCAAGCTCCTCAAGTTCAACTGCAATTGCTAGCCCTGTAACTATCCCTGCTAAGAAAAACAATACCGATTTCATCTGATCCTCCGTTATTCATTGTATGCTTCCATACGTTTTAATACTCTGCTTTTCCTTCTTATGTGTTGTAATACTCTACTTTTTTATTTTTCACCAGAGAAATATTACATTTTTATAATTTTTTAATGCTTTCTTAATTCCCGGCTCAATTACTTCTTCGAATATTCCATGTTTGTTTGCTAACCCTGAACCAATCTTTGAAATCAAAAAAGTCTTGCTAGGGTTCTCTTGTATCTTCGCTTTGAGTTTCATTAGCTCTTGTTGATATATCTTCTTGTATTCCTTTGGAGTGAAGTAAGCTTCGTCTTTAAAGTTGGGCGCTCTTTTAGTAATAAAGCCATACGTGTTTAGTTCATCACGTAATTCGGCCGCTCCGCCTTTTCCTGTTCTTTCTATATTATCACCAAAAACGAATATGTGGTCTCTATGGGTTCGTAAAAAGGAGACTGTTACATTCATTTGCCTTGCTCCTCTTTTTCAATCTCATCCATCATTGTTAATGTGTCCACTATTCGCTTCAGTTCTGCTTCCTTCTCTTCCTTAGTAGAACCTTCAGGCATTTTTTCGGAGACTAAGTCTGCTAGCTTAGTAGCGTAATATGTAGGTTTAGCAGCAATGTGGTTTTCCGCAAGAAGAATTATATTTAAAAAGTGTATATTGCCACACTTCTTACAAGTAACAGGAAGCACTTCAAGATGTCCAAGATCTATGGAAACGCCTGCGTCTTTACACTTACTAGTAATTCCTCTGAGGAAGTCACCAAAGCCCTCGCCTAAAGCAAGATCTTTAAACAGGTTATGCTTAGTTTCAGGACTATGTAGTTCAAAGACCCCTTTTGGCACTTTCCAGTCCATTGCGCCGCATAACAAACATCTTATATCTTTCATAGTAGTTCCAACAGTGTCAATTACTTCTTTTTTAAGTTCGTTATTTACACTTTGTATAGCTTCTACTGCTGGCTCTATTTTATCATCAAATAAACTATTCACGTAATCCTCCTAAGTAATCTGTGCTACTAGCATAATAATCCCGCACCAGAATATTGCTACCGCTATAGACACGCCTAATACATCAGCAACGAAATCCCAAACATCTGCTATGTGATTAGGATCCTTGTAGTCTTTAACTTCTTTTAAGAAACCTCCAACCATTACTAATACTGCTCCAGGCCACCATTCTCCTGTTAGTTTAACACCTAAAGGAATTGCGATTAGTGCAAGCAAGCAACAACCTAAGCAGTGCCATACTTTATCCCAGCCCATTTTAAATTTCCAATTCAATCCTGTGTGTGGCATTAAGTTATCTCCTTTTACTTCTATTGTTATTTAACACTGGAACTGTGTGAAATTCCAGTTGACTAATTTTAGAAAGTATACCATGTACTTGCCAAGCATGCATACCTAATTTACAGAATATAGACTTTGCCATGGTTCACTACGCCTTCTACCAAATAGTATTTCTTGCCCTCTTCCTTTCTTCATAAGTTCTGTAAGAGAATTGAGCTTATTAATTTCTTGTTGTATCTTACAAGCTTGATCTCTATAACATCCTACCCGATTAATAAAATAATTAGTTGCATCCTTTTGTTGTTTTCCGCACACGCTACATTGTTGATCAACCAGTAAAGTTTGTTCTCTTTCTCGGAGATAATAAGGCAGCAGTAAGCAATGCAAAGAGACTTTGTACCTTCGGTAAAAAAAGTCGTATACTTCCCTATTTATACTATCGTGAGTCCTCGTTCGACTTACTTCCCAATCATGGAATCCTAGTTTACAGCAGAGGCGAGAGAACATTTTTTTCATTGAATGCTCATTCTCTCTTTACTTTTATTTTGTAATGAAGGGATGATATATTTTCTTGCTTTATCTAAAGCGTCTTCATGTAATTTTCCTAAAACTGTAGGAGTCGCTATACGATTTATAACAGAGCCTGAGTCATTATAAACAGCATAAAAGACCATATCACTCGCTAGGTCAACTCTATTATCTTCTTTTCCACACCTAGCACATTTGATATTCTTAATTGTTCTATGGTCAGCTAAAGGTGCTCGATTATGCTCTATGTTATGTATAAGCCTGGAGTAATCCGCGAATGAAAGTTTTTGTTTTTCGACGTCTGTTAAACGATCGTAAATACCACAAAAACTTTTACAGCTTACTATTGTCCATTTGTGTATGTTAAGTGTGCGACATAAAATATAAGCAAGTAATTTACTCATTATCATCACATAGTATCATCCCTAGTGCATTATTATTTCTAGAATTAGGGTTGAACAGTTTATTGAGTAATTCATTATCTCTTCTTTCTTCCTGCATTTCCCATGAAGCTGCTTCCACGCTTTTAAGAAAATCTGTTGCCAGATACCACGATTTGTCTCCTGGCTGGAAATCAACTATTCCCGCATGTTCAAGAAGACTTTGAATACGAGAAAAATATGAACGTCTTTGAGGTTTCTTAGATTTCTTACTAATGATTAAACTCCTTGAAAGTTGTATCGCTTGCGTAGGCTATTCTTAATCTTTCTACTGCCCCTTTGTAAATCTGTCTAATGCGTTCATGAGACTTTCCAAATACATAAGCAATTGCACGAAAGGACATACGTTTAAATACGTGCATTTCTACAATTTTTCTCTCTCGGTCCGGAAGATTTCTTACTTTTTTTAAAGCAGCTACTTCCCCATAATATCTTTCATACATTATTTCAAAAGGCTGCCCACTAGAATCACGGAACTCTTCCTCTAAATCCATACCACATTCAATTGGAGTAGGGTATATAATCCTTCCTAACGATTGTAAGTTATGTATAGTTTTTTTACGTAAAGCAAAATGTTTTGCCAATTCGTCTAGTGTAGGGTAACTATCCTTATCCGTATAGTATGCTTGAATAAATGATTTAAGCTTAGTACATCTAATCAAAGTTTCTCTTGCAACACCTAATGTCCTAGATACCTCAATCACAGTATAAGTGTGCATCCTAAGCATAGCATATGTGCTAAACTGCGCTCTTTTAGGATCATATGTTTCTACAGCGTGGATTAATCCAAGATTTGCATAACCAAGTACATCCTCGAAATCCATATGGTTGCTGAAGTTGCTATGTAGTTTACTAGCAAGACGTTTTGCTAGAGGTAGATTCCTCGTTGCTAATTCATTTCTAAGTTTTATATCTCTTGTTTTAAAGTAACGCTCCCACAAATCTTTTTCTTCCGGCCTCACGTTAATTTTCCCCCATGTTATCGTTTACTAAATGTGCTCCAACTATTAATATAACAAAGTTATGAGCGTCTTTTCATTATCTCTGCTCGATCAATTGTTTCCTTTATTCTTTCCCATTTTGTAGCTAACGGTTGCGGATCATTCAGCCAATCGATACTTTTGTCATCGATGTAAAACTAAGCGCTAATTTTCCCAGGAGCTATCTTATCAAAGACAAGTCCCCTTTTGGCACACCAATCAACAGCTTCCTGTAAGAGATTTTTATCGTGAGACCGACAAGTCCAAAGGATAAGCGTGTGCCCCTTACTCTGCAGTTTTTTTAATGTATCTACAGCACCAGGCATCTCTGCTCCTATCATAGGATAAGCGTCTTTTACAAGTGTGCCATCAAAGTCAATTGCTAATTGCATTTTATTTCCTCCATATTAATGAAAGGTACAGCACCTTTCCGCGTAAAGAATACTAATAGTATCTTAACTCCGTCTACAATACCAGTTTCCTCATTGTAGTCATTGACACTAAGCGTTACACGTGCTTCGAGTTCGCCATCTTGATAACATTTTTTTATTTCATCGTATAATGTAGGACGCTTTGTGAAGATGCTGCATTTAGGATTAAGTTCAAGTAACGCTTGTAATGTACCATCTTGTAAGAGTACTACAGAATCTGCTATGCCTATCATTAACTCATTCATAGCGTCTATTGTTACCGTAGGCGGTGTGTCTATACATAGTGGTAAAGGCTGAGTCCTTTCATTGAAATGTTTCACTGTATTAATTAAAACATCTTTAGTGTAAAGTCTACCATTGCTCGTACGAACATCTGCTTTGATAGGTAGATCCGCGAATATTCTCATAAACACCTTCTTTATGATTTTGGTTGCAGTTTCTTAAGCAGCGGAAACCAATCAACTAAGTTAACGGATTTTATTTCTTCACAGAAGTCAATCCAATTAGTATTCTTAGCTTTGGCAGCTTCTCGTTCTGCCTCTACTAAAAGTTTATCAAAGAATGGCGTATCCTCTAAGACTACGTCAAACCCTACTAGTCTGTGGTTCCTTTCATACACTGCATAATGTTCTTCATCTTCTAGTAAATCCCCGCGACGAAGATTTTTAACATCCCCTCCCAGTACCATGGCCTTTGCTATCGGTAATCCATAAACGTTACCAATTCCATTAATACCTTTAATGTTATCAGAAGTATCTCCTACTAAAGCTTTAAGTGCTCTCATAATCTGTAAGGGGCTTTCAGCTCCAAACTGATTAACAATATCATCCCATTTGACTGTTTCTTCTTTAATAGGTTTATGATGCAAGCATGTTGTATTCTCTCTTAACATTAAAGTCCAATCCCCGTCTTCTGTTAGCAATACAAAGTCATTATGCTTTCTTGTGATATGAAAAGCAATATCGTCCGCTTCTACATCTTCGCACTTCAAAGAAACTAAACCTAATCCAGGAAAGACTGTATGAAGATAATCTCTCGTTTCTCCATAAACTTGTAAGGAGTGTGCCTCGTGTGGCTCCGGCTCTTTTTGTTTGTATTCTGGATAGATAGCAACACGTTTAGGATTCAGACCTCCATCCCAACATACATATGTTTTTGTAAATATGAGATTGTTTTCTCTTGCAAGGTCATCTAAGCTTGACAGTAATGTTCTTGTAAAGAAATAACTAAACGTATTTCTATCCTGATTAAACGATTTAAATCTAGTGCGGTGAAGCATGTGGCTACCATCTACGATAGCCACTGCTTTAACACGCTGCGGAAGTTGATTTGCATTGTTCATTAAGTCTGCAAATTTCATAAGCTCATCTTGTCCATTTTAAGAACGTGCAACGCAAAGTTGGGGGTAGTGCCCTCTTTAAGTCTCAGTTCTGTATACTTTTTAAAGACCTCAGTTTTATCCATGCCTTTTGACATAAACATTACTTCGCCATTAGAAAGCATAATATTGTCCGCAAGTAGTACTTCCCTGGTTGCGCCTATTCTCTTTTCTTTCACAAGATGAAATCTAAACACTAAATCATCATCTGTAAAATTATAATTTTCCTTTAATGTTTGTCTTTCTTCATCTGTAAAGTCATACGCATATCCAATAAGTTCAGTACAGTAGAGAGCCTTATGGTCTGTATAACGAAAATCAAAGTCATACGGTCTACCTAAACAATCCAAAGCTCTCTTTGCTGCTAGCTCACATGCTTTTTCAGGAAGGCTTGGTCTAAATATAACAGCATGGTCTGTCCTAAAGAAGTCAATTGCATTGGCTTTGAGCACACCCTCTGACATTGAATGTACTACCGTGTGCCTTTTAATTCCATCTTCCCATGCAATTTTACCTACGTACATTCCAGCATGTTTCAGATCGCCTGGAATAAAAAAACTGCTCCAGTATTTATCATACTTCCTTAGAAAGACATCGCCAGGTCGTAAATGATTATCGTATATTAGTCTGCTGACAGTATCACTATCGTCACCTTTTAGTTTATAACTTGTTGGAGCATACACAACCCAGAAGGGGCATTTAGCCCCTTGCCAGGTTAAGTCTCCGATAAAAGTAAAAAGTTTTTCTTGACCTTTTGCGAGCAGACCTTTCTGGAATTGAAAGTTATTAGCCTGCTTGCTCATTTGTTTTTTCTTCCTCCACTACTTCTTCTGTAAAAGTTGTTGTAGCTTCTTCTGTTGTAACTGTTTCAGCCACATCTACAAAGCCTGCATTTTCCTTGGGAGAGGCTATGCCTTCGGCTTGTGTTCCATCTTCTTTTGTAACAAATTTTTCTGGGTTCTGTTCTTTGTAGTAATTAAAGAGGAACTGAAGATCCTGTTCTTTCTTTAAACACTGCTTGCATACACAAGCTCCTGAATTCTTTGGATCTTCCCATGCAAGGTCTTTTGTCTTATCATACAGGTTAAGACATCTGTCGCAAATAAAAAGACCGGATGTGTTATTTTTGTTGAAGACTAATATCTGTCCTCGTACTGCAGGAACCATTACTACTTCTTCTGCGTGCTTTACCAGTGACATTCCGTTCATGTTCGTTGCCTCCTTAGAGAAAATAGATTATAATAGCAACTATAAAAGCTGCGATTGCTGTGGGAATATAGCACTCACGTGCCCTTTCACTCAGTTTCGGTTTCGGATTTTGTTTCAATGTTAACCTCGGTTTCAGTTGCAGGTTCAACCTTAGCCTCTATTTCAGTTTCAATAACTGTCTCAGGCTTACTCGGATCTTGTGCATCTTTAATGGAATAGCCCGCCTGGCTTACTAAGCGCTTATGCACCTGCGTATACTTCATATAAGCGTGCATTAAGTCTGCTTGTGGGTTTTGCATATCCTCTTTTTTCTTAGCTTCATACACTTTCCTGAAGCCTTGCAGGTTTCTTAATATTAAGCTCTCTAATATTATATACTCTTCGTGTGATAGTTTTAAGATAGTTCTTCTATTATCAGCCCAATTGACCTTTTTACTTTGAAGCTTCTTATCAACACTTTCAGCAATTGCGAAAGACTCTGTAGCTTGTGCAGTATGCGGGTCATCTGGGTTAGGCTCTACACCCTTCATAGATTCTTTAAAACCTTTTACTGTGTTGTGAACTAAACCTTCAAGTAAAAGAAAATCTGTAGCAGGAAGTTTTAAAATTACGCGACGACGAAAACTACTCAATTGTTGCCTCCTTATCTGTACTGCCTAATCCACCCCTTGAGTTATTATCAGGTATAAACTCTTCTACTGTTATGCCTGTAGCAGGTTCAAGTACTAATTGAGCGATAGGCGTGCCTTTAGGAAGGATCTGTTTAAGTCTACCAGTCTCATCTGTTTGCACGTCAAGGCAATAACAAGGCCAAAAGACTCTATCTTCCGGTCCACAATAGTCAGGGTCAATTATGCCTACACTATTAGCTTGCATTAAACCCCATTTCATAAAAGTAGAGCTTCTAGCATACAGCACAGCTCTCATCCCTTCAGGTGGCTTTACTATTACGCCTACAGGAATCAAAAAGAACTTATTCTTAATTAACTTGATGTCTTCCGTAGTCACCAGATCAAAACCAACCGAGCCCTCAGTCTTAACTCCACCCTTCGTCTTATAGAGTTCTTTCACCTCATCAGACGTAAAATGAACTAACAACGTCTTGTCACTAAAATGTTTCATTTTATCTCCCTATTTTGTATTATCTCCAATGCCCTCTCTTTTACACTGTCTTTGATAGGTTGGAGAAAAACTGTATGTTCCTTTTCCCACTGTTTAAAAAAATCGTCGAAACTGCTGTCTTGTCTAAGATAGGCAACTGCTAAGTGCATCGCCTTTGTTTCAACATTAATACTTTCAAAATATATTTGTTTAGCCAAGAGAAGACCTCCAAGGTTCATCATAGTGTTGCTCCTTTAATTACGGATGTCTACTCTTTACTCAATACTACTGATCTAAGTATATAAGTAACTGTAATGTCTTCTGTAACATAGCATAAAATGGTTGAGGAAAATGGAATCTATTAGCCTGTCGTATTTCTAAGCATTCTAATACATCAGTCCCATACTGCTTACTTCTAGCATACCAGTCTATTGCTAACTCCATCATAGCTGCTTCTTCCATCTCTGTAATATCTTTGTAAAATTCTGGATGGTGATCGTTTACTTCATAATGTTTTCTGATGTAAACCATCTTTTCATCAGATGCTACTTTTGTGACATTAGGATCTTTTAATGCTGCAACATCGTCTGCAAACTTAGCCATCCCATAGAATTCATTTTTTGTAAATTTACTTAAATCATGCGATGCTACTCTTTCGGCTAATATTCTTGCGTATTCTACTTTCCTTTTTTCTAACAAATGAAGTACAACTTTGTTTCCAATCTCTAATACAAATGATCTATGTATGAGTGTATCATTCATTTGAGCAGTGCAGTTCTTTTGTAGAGTATCACTCATTTAGTATCCTTAATGTTGTTAGTAGGGATTACAGGGTTGGTAATCTTTTTATCAACAACCAACCCTGCTGTAATAGTGAACTGCCTGCGCTTCTTAGCGACTCGACTTCCTGCTTCATAGATTCCGGTAATCCAGACATCTCCACAGGCTCTTCGGACAGTCCCTGCCGTGTACTAAGTAAAGATTATTTTACTTCACCCTTTTCTACTGCGATGCTGTACTTACGGAAAGCAGCATTAGCTTTTTCAAGTTGTCTCTGAGCCTTACGTGCTCTAAGACCTGCGGACTTGTTCCCTTTGTCGTAGAACTTGTCCATTTCAGCTTTCACCTCTTCCATTAGTACATAAATTTCGGTTCTGTGATCGGCTCCCATACGTTTACCTCCTTTGGCAAATTAAAATGAGTAATTATAATTACTCATAATAGTTAACTTTTGTTTTTAAAACTTTTTTATCTTTAGGCTTTCTTGCTATCTTCGCAATAACTGCGACTCCCTCCTCGGCTAAAAAGTCCTCATAATCTTCTTCCGTCATTCTAAAAGCGCATGAATCGACAGTACAGAAAATAATATCTTCTCCTCCAGGTACATTCATTACTTCCAGCAGTTTACCGCAAACAGGGCATACAAACTCTGACAAAACTATTGTCCTCCTTTACTAAGTGTAGTTACAAACTGGAGTCCGTCCTCTTTAGTTTTAATCTTTCCTTGTATTTGTAACTCAATTACTTGTTTTTTTATCTCACCTATTTGTTTACCTGAGATATCTTTTATTATATCCATAATTTCAAAACCATCTATAACACAGGCAACAACTGACTTAGCTTTAATACTGATGTTTTGTTTCAAGGTTTCAATCCTCGCAGCAAGTGGCTCATTGTCTACTAATTCTCTATCCGCACGCACTAGCATTATCGAAGGCTCCAAGTAACTGTAATGCTCTCGTATAAATTTCGCAACAGTTTTATCCGAACCTTTAGCCGCGATCTCTTTAATCTTAATGTGTGCCGCCACGACGTGTTTTGCAAGTTTTCTCTCCTTCGCAGGCATATGTAATCTTCTAAAAATTACTCGAACCATTTCTGCTCCAACTTCGTCATGCCCCTTAAAGTTGTATGTTCCGTATTTTTCAGAAATACCTCTTGTACGCTTTTTTCCTACATCGTGTAAGAGAGCAATTAACCTTAGCATTGGGTCTGGTGTCTGCTCTGCCATATACTGCATGACATCTAAGGAATGCTCGAATACACTTTTAATATGATATCTACTATATTGTGAGAAGTCGATTAGATCATGGAGTTCAGGAAGTATATGATGTAACATGTTTGTATCAACTAAAAGTCTAATACCCCTCTTAATTGCATGTGGAGGAGCTGTTAACATTTTTAATAACTCTACAGACACCCTCTCACCAGAGAGCTTGGTTATGCTTTGGGAGTTCTGCTTAATGGCCCGGTAAAGTGTCGGAGCTAAAGAAAAACCAAGCAGAACTGCGCAATTCAATGCTCTCAGCATTCTAAGATAATCCTGAGTCATTTTATCTTGTGGACAACCGACTGACCGAACTATTTGGTTTTCTAAATCTTTTAATCCTCCTAAAGGATCAATAATTTCTCCTGTCACAGGATCCAGTGCCATAGCGTTTACAGTAAAATCTCTTCTTACTAAATCTTTCTCTATACTGTTTATAAATGTAACATTAGCATGTCTCCCATTTTGATTACTGTCTGTCCTAAAGGTACCTACTTCAAGAATGCTGTCCTTGTACTTTACTTGGACAGACCCATAAGTCTTACCCAAGTCTCTGCTATCAGGAAAAAGCTTCTTTACAATATCAGGTGTAGCATTAGTAGCAATATCGAAATCTTTAGGAAGTCTGTCTAGAAGTATATCTCTAACAGCTCCTCCAACTATGTAAGCTTGAAAGCCTTGATACTGTAATATTTTTATTATTTCTGTAGCATTCTTTAAAGACATTACACGCTCTTTGTATCCACTGAGTCAAGACCCTTCCAACGTTTTGTAGAACTCCAGAGGTATGCAGCAGGAAATTCCATATACTTTCTTTTACCTTTCTTTACTTCTACCTTAGAAAGTGATAAATTAAAACTAACTTCATCTTCAGTTGGGAAAGGGCGTCTCTTTCCTCTGTAGTATGCAACGTCTGTAAATCTTGTGTATATAAGCTTTACAAGTCGTGTTTCTAGCTCCTTAGACTGCAAAGTTCCCTGTATGTAAGAATTATATACAGTTTTAGTTATAGTCTTTATTATTGTACTAGAAGCCTTTTTTGCAAACTTAGGAAGATCAACATAATCAGGAGTAAATGTTTCGCCTGCTTTATGTGCTTTTATTCCTTTTACCATAGACGACACAAGCGCATTTATATCTGCTTGCATTTCCTCAGGACCTTTTTTGCTAATGTTGCCAAGCTCAAGCACAGGAAGTGTATGCTTATCTTTAGGAAATAATGTTTCCTGACCTGGAGTGGAACAATAATCAGTGTCAATTGCAGGTAACATAATTGGCGTAGATTTAGTTGAATGTCCTAACATCATTTTTGCAACATTCTTAATATAAGGCTGGATAACATCCTTATCAAAAGAATACTCTGCTCCTGCAAGACCCTTTTCTAAGTTACGCACCCTGGATGGACGCATATAAGCATAACCTGGAAGTAAGTCAGCCTTGAAAAATTTTAAGACTGTTCTTCTAGAACAATTCAACTGTTTTGCTATGTAAGCGGTACCTACCTCGGCTTCTTCAGGAATTAAAGCATCTCCCGGACATAGAATAATCTTAGCGTTTTTAAGGTTTTGTAAACTCTTGTGAAGTTTTACTCCTAATTTAAGTAGAACTGCTTCTAATTTACTCATGTTACGTATCCCTCCTATTTCTTTTTCATCGGAGAACCTTCCCAAGCAAGCTCAAACATTAACCCACGTATGAACTCAAAGAAGGTAACCTCTGTATCCATTTTTTCTCTATAAGAAAATTTTAATGGCTCATTTGTAATGTAGACTTCGTTGTCTCGTTCTATTTTTAACTTAGCAGGTATTAAATTTCCTATAGGAGTATACTCTATAGCCCAGTGCGTATCGTCCCCTTCATGTATAACACTAGGGGCTGCATACATATCAAGCCAGTTACTGCCTTCGCAGCATGTTACTCCTACTGATTTATAAATAACAACTTCTTTTACCTTGTAGGTTTCATCAACAATATGTCTTTTAACTTTAGCAGCTTCTAGCAAATCTTTTATGTGAGCATCCAGATTTTGTAAAGACTTATAATGAATAAACATCTTAATAAAACTAAGAAATGTGCATTTGTCTTCAAGATAGATTTTCTCGCCTAAGTAGTGCAGTGCTTTCTTTTTACTTATAAGCTTCTCCACCTTTTGCGTAGACACGCTTAGTAGCATTCCTTCAGCTGTAAGTCTAATGTGTTCTGTTGCCAT